CAAACTCTCTAAATTTCCCATCTACTAGATGCATACAACTCCTCCAAGTTCTACCATAAGACATTCCAGCAATATCATATGGGTGTCTTGCAAATATAATAATTAGCCCAAGTTTTTTTTCCATTGCCTTTCCTTCCCTACTTTTTGCATCAGCAAATAAATCCACAAAGTTTTTTGCCTTTGGTTCAATAACATTCCCATCCTTATCTTTTAATTTTGATATATTTGCCAATGCTTTGGTTATTTTTATTGGTTGTGCCTTATTTCCTTTTTCAGTTTTGGCAATTCTTAAAGCATCATTGTTATTAAAATTTAAAACATTATAATCATATTTTTTCAATAACATTTTTATATCATCTTCCAAAGGTGTTTCACCATAAGGAAATGCAATTCTATCTCCCCTCCTATCAAGGACTTTTGCATTGGGTAGATTCTTTAATTTATTAAATACATTATCCATCAACTTAATAGCAGCATCACTCCTTTCCCTTGTTATGTATTCCTTTGCAATACTATATGGAATTGCTTCTTTTATTATGTTGCTTAACTGGGTTTCATTTATTAATATTCTCATTATATAATTTTAATTATAAATATCTGCAGAAATAAAAAACCCCCAACCATTATGACATTGAAGGTTGGGGGTTTTAAAAAAAAAACTTTTTTGTATTCTAAGCATTATATGCCTCTTGTTTATTTGCCATATCTTTGGCCTCATTTATTGTCCTATATAATTCCCTTAAAAATCTGTTATAACCCTTGGGGTTGTGTTCTTTTATTTTTTGCAAATAAGCATGATATGTTTCCACTGGGGTATAATTGCTTGATATTAGATATTTTTGATATATATTGCTATTTACTATTATCTTTTGGAAGATATTCCTTTTACCACTGCCTTGAATAAGATCCTTGGCATTTTGATTGAAACTTTTAGTTTTGCCAGCATATAACATTAGTATATTATCTAAACCATTGATTATATCTTTTTTTTCCATCCCTAGTTTTGGTGCTTTTTCTGAACATACAATTATTGCTTCAAGTAGTTGTCCTGACATTGTTTTAAACTCCTCCCATGAACTATAATAAAGTTTTTCCTCTTCCTTTGAATTTTTTGGTTCTTTCTTATATCTAAACTTAAAATGTTGATTCATATTTGGATCCTTTGCATGGATGATTTCATGTTTCAACACCCCTCGTACTTCCTCAATGCCAGGATTTTCTATCCCCAGTGCAAATTTATCTATTTTGGAATCTATACCTAGTGGACCTTTAAAATAACTTGATAAGTTACGTTGTTGCAATACAATGAAATTATCATTTGGGTTTTTTCGATCTCTTGGATTATAGTAACCTAGTGCTGTTTTTGTTTCATCACTTATATTATTTCCAACAAATATATCTATCAATATTTTTTCCCCATCCGCTGAAACTGCTCTTATTATGCCAATTTTCTTGAAAGCCCCCCACCATCCTGTGCTGCTTCCAAGGTCTTTTCCTGCTATGACTTCAATCGCTTTGGGTAGAATATCCTCCACCTGCTGCCTCTCACTTGGTGTTAATCTTATTGACCCCTCATTTATGATATCACTTAATTGATTCTCATTGATTAATATTTTCATTCTATATGTTTTTAATTATTTAATATTTTATTTCTAAATTCACGTTGACGCCCAGAAAAACTATTACCTTTTTTAAAATAATCAACCTTTTCATCAAATGAAAGTAAATCAAATAATTTATCATCTAACATTTCATTTCTATCAATAACACTATTTGAATATTCTTTTTTCTGGTTATCTGTTAATAAGAAAATTTCAATTTCATCAAGTTTATTTCTAAGTTTATTTTTATATTTTAAAATTTGATTATCTAAATAATCTTTTATTATACTTTTTTTCAAAAATCTAATATTATTTATATTTACAGTTAGATTATTTTGTTTGATAATATCAAAATATTGATTTATTTGCTCTGAAGTTGCTACTTTAAAATCTTCATATTCTAATTCTTTATATGCTGATGGACTATCCTTAAACTTATCAATCTTCTTATTAACATATTTATATAAATCTTCTGATGTTAACAATGCCAATTCATTTTCATCTCTTGTTAAATAACCCTGTTCCATACTTTTTAATACTTCAAGTCTTAATGCATCTTTACCAAACACAGTCTTCCTCCTTCCATCACAATATAAACCTTTTTTTAAATCATATTTCCATTTAATGGATTGAGCAGCATCCATATATTTATCAATATCTTTAACAAATTTAAATGTGTCTTTTATATTGCCATATGTTTTTGTTTCTGGATATAAAATCACATCAGATTCATCATCAACATTAACAAATGGTTTTATTAAAATTCTACCAATTGGATCATCTATATTTATATCATCTTTGGTTATCAAATAACATATTATTGTTCCACTTTCAACATCTTTTAAAATGAAATCCTTATTAACCCCATCTGTCAAGTGCATACAGTTTGATGGCCAACTCCTTCCATATGTCATTCCAGCAAGATCATATTTTTTTCTTGAAAATACAATCATAAATTCAATATCCTCGTCTTTAATACTCTGGCTTCTAGTATAATTATATAATTTTAATAATCTACCCGCCTCAGCACTTTTTTTTGATATTATTGTTAATGCTTTGCTTATTTTGATTGGTTGAGGTTTTTCCCCAATGATATCTTTAACACTTAATGCCTCATTATTATTGAAATCTACTAATTTATATTTATTATTTTTAAGCATCTTGCTAATCTCATTTTCCAAATCAATTTGTTTATAAGGGAATGCAACCCTATCCCCAGCTTTATCCAATACTCTTGCTCCTGGCATTTCTTTTAACTTATTAAACATATTATCAATATGTTTTTTTATGCTTGGATTCCTATTTAATTCTAAATATTTTTTTGCAATTTTATAAGGTATTGCTTCATTTATGATATCACTTAATTGATTCTCATTGATTAATATTTTCATTCTATATTTTTAATTATAAATATGCTTTGCAACCAAATTAATTTTAATTATATTTGCAAAAAAAAAGAATATGGCAATTGTATATGAACATTTAAGAAATGACACCAATGAGGTGTTTTATGTTGGTATTGGTAAAGAAGAGGGAAGGGCTTTTGATAAACATAATAGAAATAAACATTGGCATAATATTGTTAATAAAGCTGGATATACTGTGAATATTGTTTATGAGGATATTGAACATGATGAAGCAAAAAAGATTGAAATATTATTAATAGAAAAGTATGGAAGGAAAGATTTGGGTTTGGGGAATTTGGTTAATATGACAGATGGGGGTGAAGGTTGTTTGGGTTTAATATGCTCAGAAGAAACTAGACAGAAAATGAGTGAAGGAAATAAAGGTAAAACTGTTTCAGAAGAAGTAAAACAGAAAATAAGTGAAGCACTGAAAGGTAACACTCTTTCAGAAGAAACAAGACAGAAATTGAGTGAAGCACTGAAAGGTAGAACTTTTTCAGAAGAAACAAAACAGAAATTGAGTGAAGCAATGAAAGGTAACACTAACATGTTTGGTAAAACACATTCAGAAGAAACAAAACAGAAAATGAGTGAAACTCATAGAAATAAAAAAGGGGTTAAAGGTTATTACTTTAATAAACCAAGTAAAAAATGGCTTGCAAAAATACAAATTAATAAAAAAATAATACACCTTGGTTTGTTTGACACCCCAGGTGAAGCAGCAGAAGCATATCAAAAAGCAAAGTTAATATATCATATATAACCCCCAAGCAACAAGTTTTTTAAATTAACAATATTTATATATAAATTATAAGTTATGAACTTGCAAGAAAATATTAATAGGATTATAGTCCTTATGGAAGCTAATGTTGATAGTTCTGATACATACTATCATGGAACAGATAACCCAAATTTTAATGATGATGAATTAAAAATCAATGAAAGGGGATTAATCTTTTTTACCAAACATAAAGAAATTGCATATAGATATGCAATGAATTTTGATTACCCTGAAAAGTCTGAACCAGACTATGGTCATGTTAGAATCCTATCTTACCATCTAAATGTAAAGAATACATTTGACCCAGAACAATATTCTGATGACCCAGAGTATATTGAACTTTTAGCAGATACTGGGGATTTCTCTACTATCCAACATCAAAGGGGAGGAATTAGAGATTATGAGGAAGCAGCATCAGAAGCCCTTTATGATGGCGATTGGTCTGTTCTGGAATCAAGACCATTTATTGAAGCCCTAAAAGAGAAAGGTTTTGATTCAATATATATTGATAATTCACCACATTATAAGATTAATCATAGAGATGAAATATTTACAGGAAAGGATATTGCAATATTCTATCCGGAATTGGCAATACCTGTCAAGAATAAGTATGATTAATCCTAATTACTCTTTTCCAATATTTGCTAATCTAAATAAGACTACTTATCTTTATAAAAAAAACTATGAAAATATTAAAAAATTATTTGTTAATCATTTTTGTATTAATTGGTTTACTTGTACATAACTCTTGTAGTAATAGTTCTGCACAAAATGAAACTATTATTGTTAAATCAAAACAAATCTTAAATGAAGATGGATTTGTAGTGAAAACAAGGTTTAACACACCAGAAGGTTTTGTAAGAGTAAAATCTAAAAAAAATTCATTTGGTGAATATCTACAAAATTTACCTTTGCTACCAAATGGATCAAAAGTTAAACATTTTGATGGATCATTAAAAACCAACACATCTGCCTATTGTGCTGTTGTTAATTTGCCATTTAAGGGGAATCCTAACCACCAGTGTGCTGATGCCATTATGAGATTACGTGCTGAATATTTGTTTTCCCAAAAAAAGTATAATGAAATTGAATTTTTCTATGTAAGTGGATTTAAATCAAATTATATTAATTTCTTAGAAGGTAGAAATCCATCAACCAATAATTTATGGAAATATATGTGTGGAGTTTTCTCTTATGCCAACACATATTCATTGAGCAAACAACTTAAATCAAAACCAATAAATGATTTGCAAATTGGAGATGTATTCATTGTTGGTGGATTTCCAGGTCATGCTGTAATTGTTGTGGATAAATGTTTTAATAAAAATGGTGAGGTTAAATTTATGTTAGCACAAAGTTATATGCCTGCACAAGATATTCAAATTCTTGTTGGTGATGATAGAGAATCACCTTGGTATGATTTAAATTTTGGTGAATATTTATATAGTTCAGAATTCACTTTTAATAAATCAACATTAAAAAGTTTTTAATAAAAAACCCCCACATTTATTGTGGGGGTTTTTTATTTAAATATTTTGGTTTTTTGTGTTGTAAACTAAAGGTTTTTTACTTTTTTTATTAAATAGATGTTTAGGATTATTAACACTATTTGCATAAATGTTAGTTCTTCCTTCATATTCAGAAAAATCATCTGGTGTTCCATCACCAGGGTCGGCTTCTTTTACAACTTTTTTAATGATTCTTGCAACATCACTTTCTGTTAATTTAAATATTCTTTTCATAATTTATTAATTTTTTTATTAAAACCTAGATATTTAGGGGAAAATTGGATTGATTCTTTGTTTTTAACATGTTATCTTTATTAACATCCCAACCATATAAATTAGTAACAGTTTCTCCAACTTGCCAAAAATATATTGTTCCACCTTTAACTTCTGGATATGTTGTGTTGTCCATAGGACCACCTTTATTACCATTTAGTTTCCAAGACCAAATAGCAGCATGTCCTGTACATGTTTTAAATCCACATGGTGTGCAAATATAAACCCCACTCTTACCAGGACCAATTTTATCTTGAACTTGTTTAAGAGATTCTACTTTTTTTATAAATACATCTGGTTGCCCCCATTTTTGCATCAATTCGTCTTTAAGTCCTTTAGCACTTGTTTGTACATATTTACCTTTAAATGGTCCATTTGATACCCTAAAAGTTGGGTTTAATGATTGTCCAGCAGAATTTAATGCCAAAGAAACTTTGGTAGCACAACCATTTGTGAAAGATTTCATAGGTTCTATTCCATTTTCCCTTTCATACTTGAATATTTCATTGAATGTTCCACGAGATTCAAGCTGATTGTAATGTGCAAAAGTTCTTTCTAAATTATCCACATTTAACCCCCTTCTATTTGATTCCAATATTAAATTTTCATTTAGTATGTTTTTAATCAAAAAGTTTAATTCAGATTCTGTTAATATTATTTTTTTCATATTTTATTTATTATTATAAATATTTCACTCCTCATTAATAGTACCTTATTGACTTAATTTTTTTAAATCATTTAGTAACTCATTTAAATTACTAAGGGTTCCACCATATCCATATCCATCTCCCCCAGCAGTAAATTCAAAAATAGTCTTCCCTTTATATAGATTTTCACCCTCTACATCAAATCCATAGTCAGAATATTCATTTGGAATATTTGCTTGATTATTAGTCATATTGTCTTCAACAAATTTTGTAGCCACAGACCCTGCTTCTTGTTCTGATTTGCCAGATGCTTCAAGAATATTCTCTACTAATTCTTCAATAATAAAATTAAAAGTTCTATCCTCTCCATAATTATACCTATTCTGAATTTTTTCGTATAAATAATCTTCTAATTCTTGAACTGTTGTTTCATTAGTAATGACAAAATTTTGAGAACCTTCGGATTCAATTAACAAGGGTTTAACATCACCCATTGTTGCTTCCAATAATTGATTAAATCTATTTTTTTTCATATTCAATTTTTTATATAAATATATTAAATATAATTTATTGCATCAAGTTTTGGTTGATTTGGAGAGGGGGGGGCTAAAATAAAAAAATTTCTTTTATATATCCCCCCCCCCTCTTTGCCTTTTTTTAAAATTCTATATAGATGTTGTATGTACCATCTTCATAATAATTGGTGTTGTTGTCTTCTAATATAATGCCATCATAGCCTTTATCAATTAAATTTGATTTGTAGGCCTCCACACCACCAGTTTCTTTAATCTCATCCATATATTGCTGGAATGCGTCATAATCCTCATCATCTGTTGTAATTACATATGGGTTATTAAAGTTTAATGTTTTTTCAATAACCTTTCCATCTTCTGAAATGGTTTCATATTGATCCGTATCAACATCATATTCAATTAACCCAGCAAACCATTTTGCCATTGTCATATTGTCAGTCCAGAATACACCAATACCATCATCATTCCCACCATATGTTGCATTTATTCTTTTGCCAATACCCCTATATGCCTGGATGTCTTTGTATTGATTTATATTCATTACCTCTATAATTCTCTGGATGTTCTCTTGTAAATTCATATTATAAAATTTAATACCCCCAAATTAATCCTCATTTATGTTATCATTCTTAACTTCCCTATTATTCAAATCTATAAGCCTTACATCATACTTTTTTATAAACTCATCCATCTTATCAAGATTATAATGTTCCAAATCATTCTTATACATTTTTAATGATGCATCCATAAATGGTTTTATTATTTCAATCTTTACCAAATATCTTGTTAATGGAAATATTTCATCTGTAATAACACCTTCTTCTGCCCCAAATAAATTTTGTTTACCTTTTTGTTTTTCAAAGTAACTAAATATTGGCCTCATCTTATAACGTTGACTTAATTTTTCTGAATCTAATGCAAATCTAACAAAATAACTTTTACCAACCATTTTGTGATATTGTGTGTTATGGAAATTCCTATCCCTAGTTAAAGATACAACCTTGTATGTTCTATCCTCAAAATCATTTAAAGATCCAAGAAGTTTATTTGACTTCATAATATCTTCTGCAAATTCCATTGATGTGTAATGGTATAGTAATCCCATATTTTTAACCTCATTTAGGCTCATCACCTCCATAATTCTCTGGATGTTCTCTTGTAAATTCATATAATTTTTATTTTAATATTATGTTCAGTGTATTTGAATGTTCAATGACAATGAACATTAATAAATATTGAACAGTATGTTTAATTATTATCAGATTTAAACATCCAAATATTTTTATCTTTGTATCTTTTTAATGCTTCTTTTTTCATTGTCTAATTATTTTTCCACCTATAAACCCAGGCTTAATCATTTCTCTTAATTTTTCATCTGTGTATTTTGTTAATGCTGTATTCTTAATAAATAAATCACCATAAACTTCCAAGCCTTTTGGTAATGAAGTTATATTTGAAGAAGATAATAAACAATTATGACCAACTCTAAATCTTTCCGGTAATGATATTAAATTTGGACACATCAATAAAATAAAAGGACCCTCAATTTCCAAACCTTTTGGTAATGAGGAAAAATTAGGGCAACTAACTAGAGATAAACTAAAAACTTTTTTCAATCCTTCTGGTAATGAGGTTATAGGCATATCTGATAAATACAAATCACCACGAACATTTAAATCTTTTGGTAATGAGGTTAAATTATTGCAATTTAATAACCGCAAAGCACCAACATTTAATCCTTCTGGTAATGATGTTAAATTAAAACCATTGACAATTTTCAAATCACCTTTAACATATAAATCTTCTTTTGTTATTGGTTCATTGTTTTTAAGTTTAAAACTAAGTGGTATTCTATAATTTTCTTTTTTTTCAAAGAACTCTAACATTCTTTTTAATGCTTCTTTTTCCATTATATTTTTTTTAATCAAGTTATATTTTAATAACCCTCCAGGTTTTAAAACAAGTTAATTATTATTATTATTATTATTATTATTATTATTATTATTATTATTATTATTATTATAAATATGTTAATAACTAAAAAAACCAACCATAAGATTGGGGGGGTGCAATATATTGGGATTTAATACTAAACCTGTAAGAAATTATTGTGTTCATTATATTTGAACGTTCATTGACAATGAACACTATGTTTAATTATTATCAGATTTAAACATCCAAACATTTTTATCTTTTTCTCTTTTTAATTTTCTTTTATATTTTATAACCTCACTAGAATTAACAAATAAAAAACCATTATATTCAAAGGTATGATTATCAATTAAATCATCAACATCAAATCCAGGCCAATTATCAAAAAATTCAATGTCATCTGTTCTATATTCTCCTTTGCTAGGAAAAGGCCATTTTGATGGTCTAATGATAACATCTAAATCATTTACTGAATCAATCATACCTGATACCATAAGTGGTGCTGAACCAAAAATTGCATAATCCCCATCTGGAAGTTCATATTTAGATAATATACCCAAAAGTTCATTTAGTGTTTTTTCCTGGCTCTCTTTTAAAAGAATATACTTGTGTATATTTTCTTTAATGAGTTTATTCAAATCTTTCATTTTTTTATATATAAATATATTAATAAATAAAAAACCCCCAACCATAAGATTGGGGGGTACAATATATTGGGATTTAATACTAAACCTTGAAGAATTTATCATCCTCAGATTGCAATAATGGCATAATCAAAAAGGTATAACCATTTGATACCATAATATGAGGATGTGATAATGTCTTGGCTTTAAAATTGATTGCCCATTTTGGGTCAATGCTTCTAGCAAAATCAATTACTTCCAACACTTTAATTGGATCAAATAATGATGGTCCAATTTTAACCTTCATATGCTTCATTCCCAACAATTTGCAAACTTCCACAAACTTCCTCATCACATCAATATCCCTTTGGGTAATATCAACATCAAAAGCATTCTCATCAGATAACTCTGGAATAACATTATAGTATCTTGGAAACTTATTTACAAACTCCTCCTCATTTTGAGCAATTAGATTTTTTAATTTATCAACAGAGAAATAAGTGTCTTCTGTAAATTCTAAATCTGGTGCAGGAATAACAACCATTTTATGTGCATCTGTAATAGCAATTTCCTTTCTATCAAAACAGAAGTATGCTGTCATCATAGCAGGTCTAAAATCATCTTTTCCAGCCAAAGATTTTAACCCAGATCTAATCATTGCCTCAAAATTCTTAAACTTTGTTGCCCTCTTTGATTTAATCTCCAAATCTTTCAACCTTTCATTGAGGAAATTATACAAATTTTCCTCCTCAAAAAATTCTTTCTTGATGTATAATTTAATAGCATCTTTGTCCTTACCTTCTAAGGCTCTTTCAAATAAATCCAACTCATTCTCAATTGGCTTCTGGATATTCTGTGATACAAACATGTGATTTATTTTTTGTGATTAATTGATATGCAAATATACACATAATACTTGAATAAAAAAACCCCAACCTAAATTATTATTCAGATTGGGGTATTAAAATTTTCATTTAGTTTTAAAACTTAAAACCAATACTAGCAGAGAATCTTGGTGGTCTATTTGATAAGGTAAATCCTTCTGTAAATTGAATTAGGGGATTATTATCAGATAAATTACCATCATACCTCACATCAAGCATAAATGCACCCAAATCCAACCCTACACCTGTTGTGTAAGCAATACTAACTTTTTCAAAAGTTGCTGCATAATTATTTACATCAAATAAATCCTTTGTGTTATTTAGAAATAAATGACCAGTTGGTCCTGCATTAACTCTTAATGGACCAAATTTAATTCCAACCAAGACAGGGATATCAATGTATTGAAATTTTTGTTTTCCAATATTTGTTGTTAACTTATTTATATCCTGGAAAGATATATCAAATGAGTTTGAATTGAAAACAACCTCTGGTTGCACAAATAATGGTCCAAGTTTAACTCTTAACAATGCACCAAAGTGGTATCCAAATGTTTTGTTACTCATAGACAACAAGAATTCCTCCTTGCTTGATGTGTTAATGAGTTGAATTTCATCCAAACTCATAGAACTACTTAAACCCCCTCTAATACCAGTTGTGATAAACTGTGCATTTAATGATGTGGTTAAAATTGTAAAAATTAATAAAATTAAATTCTTCATGTTTTTTTGTTTATTAAAAAATGTTTATTAAAAAAGGCATACACAAAATGCATATGCCTCTTTTTAAGATTCAAATGGTTGTGTCAATTCACCCAAGTAACCTTTGCCCCACTTTGTGGTTGTTTACTAAGCGATGTTGGAAGTTGATTTGGGTTAGCAAGTGAGGTTGTTTGTTTTGGTTCATTAAATTCAAACCCCATAATAAAACTAGGTAATTCAACAACATAAGCATCACAGTAGCCCAATCCCCTTAAATTCTTCATAGCATTAGTTGCTTTATCCCTGCTTCTAAATAATTGGTTATAGAAGTAGTGATATTGTGATCCAAGGTCAATCTTTATGATGTATTCCCTAGCTTCAATATTCCTGTCATATAACCCAACTTTAACCATATATAATCTGGTTTCAGATGTGGTAGTATCTTCAATACTGCAAGGAGCTGGTGCTTGTTTCCTATAAGGAAGTTCAAAGCATAATGTGTCAATCGTAGATTGTGAAAACCCAACTAGGGGTAGAGCAACAAGAATTGTTAAAATTAGTCTGTTCATTTGTTTTTGTTTTTGATTATGGTTCAAATATACATCTTATTTTCTAAATATCAAAATTTATCTTCAAAATTTTGGATTTCAATCAATAATTCAGAAACTTCTTCCTCATTAAGCCATCCAACAACATCTCCATTGGCAACTGGATTATCATAATTAATTTGACCATCTTTAACAACTGCAAGTTCATAGAAACCAGCAGATCCTCCATATGAGAATGAATTCTTAATAACACTTACTCCATAGCCATTATCAAAATCAATTGTGGATCTAATACCATTTAATGGTGCTTCTGATGGTTCAAAAACCAAATCTTTAAATGTTTTCATTTTTTTTATTATTTTGAGAAATCTTCCAATTCAAAAATAGTTTCACCTTGTCTAACCAATTGTACATAATACCACTTTCCAATTATATTGCCAAGTGTATCAGTGCTATCATTAAAAATCTCTTTATTAAATATAGCCTGGGCATCACCCCCACAATACGCACCTATATCTGTACCATCAGGTGCTGTGCCTTCAAATTTGAAGGTATGTTTATGGTAAAACTCAAACTTTAATTTGACATCACCATATTTTGAAATAACTTCTTCCAATTTCATTTTAGTCATTTATTTATTTGAATATTCAGTTCCATAAACTCTAAACTCATCCACATCCCCCATTTCATCCTTGTAGTAATAGATACCCTCCAAGTCGTTTATAGAGGGATATTTGCTATCATAAGGTTGGTATGTCAACTGGTCTTTATTAACCTCTCTGGATCCAAATATATACTCATATAGCATACTTTCAATCTCAGCTTTATTATGTGCTGCTAATATTGGCCTACCATCACAAACAACAACATAAACATAATTTAAAATTCCCATATATTTTAATTTTTTTGTGTAAATAAAAATTCATCCCAGATAATACCATCATCAGCATCTCTATATGCAACCAGACATTGATCCTCTTGGTTTCTGGCTATGGCAATAAAACCATAACCTTCACAAACTATACCAATATCATTGTCTTTTTCAAGTTTATTAAACTCTTCTTCTATGGAAAAGTCTCCTTGAAATCCCATATTTCTTTCAATACAATACTCCTTGCTATATTCTGCCATTGTTTTGTTTTTTGGTTGGCATAGCTGGACTTGAACCAGCAACCTCAATCTTATCAGAATTGTGCTCCACCTTTGAGCTATATGCCAAATTAATAATGTTGTGGATCTGGCAAGACTTGAACTTGCGACCTCAACGTTATGAGCGTTTTGCTGCTACCAACTGAGCTACAGATCCTAATAAAAAAATTACTCCACTCTACAATTTGCCTCTATATAATCATATAGGGATTCAATGTCTGTGCAAATTGGATTATTATCCTTATCCCAAGCACTAGGCTGTCCAGTTTCACCCCAGTTATAGTCAAAAATAAACCAAGAAATCCATTCAATACCTTCTTTGTTATATCTTGTCTCCATAAAAGCATCAAACTGTCTTTCAGTTAATTCAATCAATGGAAATTTTGCATTCTCAAAAAAGTCAAACCCAATATTAGCCAACTCTGAAAATTTATCATTAATAGTTTTATATCTCTCAAGAATGGAAATAAATTGTGTTTTAGTCATTTTTCTTATTTTTAGTTGTTTGATAAAATTTCTCATCATTACATGTCTGGGGCTGGAAGCAGCCTTGTCCCCCACCTTCAATATACCCAACTCTATAATCAATATGAGTAGTTATTAAATATGGTGTTTCTTTACCACAAAGAACACACTTGTCTTTTTCTTGTTTTATTTCTTTCATGCAAATATTTTTAAAAAGTAATACAAAACTATCCCCATTAATATCCCTTGATATACAAGGAAACTCAATATCAAAATGGTTAGCAAATATAATGATAATTTTCCTAAAAACCTAATAATTTTCATAATATTTTTTTTAAGTCCTTGAAACAATCTCTATACTTTGTGTTTTCATTAAACCTTGCTTCAACCTCTAATGGATTGTCATAGTATCCATGCTTTTTAGCCAGTTTCCAATACTTTGTTCTAACTGGTTGAAGGTAGTGTGTATATTCGTGTATGATGGTTTTTATAAGACACCTAACATACACATTACGTTCTAAATTAATATTGATAAGATTATTTTCAACATCATACTCCCCGTATGTGTCTCTTGACATATCATCTGCTATACCACCCAATAAACTTAACCTGGGTCTTGGATATCTCCAATTAGTTCCAATATTTTTTTCACACCAGTCAATAACAGCATTTGCTAATCCTGTACTATCTGCAAAACTTAGGTTTTCTGTTTTTGTTAAGAGTTTCATTGTTCTTTTGTTTTGGTCTGTAAAGATAATAAAACTAAATCAAAAAAAAGAAATTATTCAAAGAATTTTATAACTTTTATAGTCCAGAAAATAATAAGGAATGTTAAAAGTAAGATAAATAATAAAATGGTGTAATTAACTTCAAGATTATCAACAAATCTTCCAATTACTGATGACATTAAAATAAATAGAATAAATAATGTTATTGTAGTACCCATAACTTTGCCTAGTAATCTAAATATTTTAAGATGTTTATCATCAAACTCATAAAATAATAAATGAACTGTAAGAGATATATATACAAATAAAAAGATTATCATCATAATAAATAATTTAATTGTTTTCACTTTTTTCCGCTTTGCCCCTAGTTTCATTTTGAGGCAAAGCGGATATTGACTTTATATAATCAATTGCCATTTCCTTAGATACAATACTTAGTTTGCCATTATGATCTGGCAGGTAGTATTCATTCAAATTACCACGTATTAGAGTGGACACAATTATTAGGTTGTGGTAATTTGTCTTAAAGTCCTTAGAAGCTGTTGCTAAGTATTGTAATTCTCTAAGTATTTTGGCTACATCTTTTTCCATAACTCATCATCTTTATAACAGTGCAAAGATAAATATATTTTTGATAAGAAAGGTATAATTATGTATTTTTTTTAGAAAAAACATCTTTTAAATCTAATTGCTCAACCAATGTTTTGGGATTGACTATTTTGAAGGCTTTTTCACCATCATTAAACCCTAATCCATATCTTCCAAATTTGCAATATGTTATACCATCAAGCATAAAAAAATTGTTGTCTGGAAGTTTTTCAAACTCAATGCATTGATTTGTCATAGTTGTATTTCTTATATACAATGATAGTGAACTTTTTGGTGTGAACCAAATTTTACTTATTTTAAGTAAGAGAAAATATGTGAAATAACATCTACTGTCCAAGCATTACCAATCATTTTTTTTGCTTGTGATGTAGATACAACACTTGTATAACCTTCTGGTATTGTTTGAAGCCTCTCATACTCTTTTAATGTGTAGTATCTAAATGGTAACTTATCTTTAAAAGCATTTGGATGCCTTCCAATGGGCATTGTGGTCAATACATTGTCCTTATCAACAGTGGTGAGGCAATTGCTCTTATTTGTATTGGTTGCTCTTACTTCCAAGCATTGGGTAATGGGTATATCTTTGTCATAATCTTTTCTCTTTCCATCAAAATTTAACCTTCTACCAATTATGGTTGCTTTATTTAATCTCCTACCCCTAATTGCACCAGGATTTATAATAGAATCATCCTCAAGAATATCACTCAATGAAATGTTCCTATCCTCTGGCTCTTTAACGTTTGGTATATTTGTCCAATATAATCTAATTCTATTTTGTGCTGAAACCAACGAACTATTAATTTTGATTGGTTCTACTCCCAAATATTGGGTAATAACATCCTCATATTCTTTTTTCATCACAACATTCTCCAATAAGAAATATGTTGGTTTACACTCATCAATTAATCTAACAAACTCAAAAAATAACTTGCTCCTTGGATCATCAAAATTAAGTTGCTTCCCAGCAAATGAAAAACCCTGGCAGGGGCTTCCCCCAATTAACAAATCAATCTTTGAAGCAATAAACTCAATTTTTGTCACATCACCCAATTGAACTGTGTTAGGGTAATGATGCTGTGTAACTTTTATGGCATTCTTATCTATCTCTGATGCAAAATAATTGTTGTATTGAATATTAGCCCTATTCAATGCAATTTGGCCACAAGACATCCCATCAAACAAACTTAATACATTCATATTTCAATATTTATTATTCATCATCTTCACTTGTGTAAAACACATTGTCAATTTCTTTTACATCATTTTTTGATAAAATATATGCTATAGAATTTCTATCATTTAATCTATCATAGTAAATTCTATGATGACCATTTAAAATCCATAATTTATCATCATTTGCAGTTGCAACAATTATATCAGAATAATTATAAACATTATTATCTATTGTATCAATAAATGATTTTGATAAATAACTTTGAGTTGTATATAATTTTTTGTTATTACTTAATTTCTTTTTTTTTAATGAAACATATTTTAACGTATCTTCCCAGTATTCAGAATGTGTTGCAGAATCATGTACATTAATTAGTTCTTCTGGTAATTTATCTTCTTTGTGTATGTTATAATTATTTTTAAGTAAATCAATGGAGTTTCCAATACCAAATCTTTCATCCCCAAAATTTTTATGGTCTTCCATTAAAAATTTAACCCTATTAATTTGTTTATATAATTTATCCATACTTTTTATTATATAAATATAGTTATAAACTTTTTAATTTTTCAAATATATGTGTAATAACATCAACTGTCCATCCATTACCCAACATTTTATACCTTTGAGTGTTTGAAACCCCCTCTGTATAATTATCTGGAACTGTTTGCAACCTTTCACATTCAATAGGTGTCAATTTCCTAATTTTGTATTCATCTTTTATATCATCTGTTATCAATGTATTACCAACCCCAGCACTACCACCACTATTTGCAGACAAACAAGGTGATTTACCATCAGTTGAATATATTCTCTCCCCTTGTGAAAAGTTTCTTTGCAAGTTTTTACCATTATCAAGCCATTTTTTATTCTTACCCAATGCACCAACACATTTTAATTCAGAATCTGAATGATGATTATCAATTGTAATAACATATGGCATAAAGGAGGGGGTTATTGCAACAAATTTACCATCATCTGAATAAATCCTATCTTGCAATGATGGTTGTAAATCTGGAATATCCTTGACATACTGCTGATCTCTACCTCCCATCTTATAATATCCAGCATGTATTGTTCCAGATTTTTTAGGAATGCCCAATTCCTTAATTACTTTATTACCATGTCTATTTAGTTTTTCAACAGCAATCTGTGATATGTAATATTTGTCATCCACAATAGGTTCTAAAACATCTTTTAGATATATTTTCCTATTTTCTGGTTGTTCAACACCTTCAATATTTGTCCAATATAACCTAAGTCTATTTTGGGCAGAAACTAATGAACTATTTATCTTAATAGGTTCAACTCCAAGATGTTCTGATATTATATCAGAGAATTCTTTCTTCATTTTCACATTCTCAAGCAAAAATTTAACATTTGGATTAGTTTCTCTAACCTCATTTAGTATTCTAACATACTCAAAGAACAATTTACTCCTTGGATCATCAAAATTAAGTTGTTTCCCAGCAAATGAAAACCCCTGGCAAGGACTACCACCAATCAATAAGTCAATTTTTGGCAAATTATTACCCCTTATTTGAGTTACATCACCCAAATGAACTGTGTTGGGGTAGTTTTTCTTTGTTATTTGCATACCATACTTGTCTATTTCAGCAGCATAGTAGTTATTATATGGAATATTTGCTTTATTTAAAGCAATTTGGCCACAACTCATCCCATCAAACAAACTTAATACATTCATATTCTTAATTCTATAGATTATCTACAATAATTTCACATGTTTTATAGTCATTTTTAACAGATTTGACTGCCGCAGACCAAGAATTGTAGTTTTTATCAATATATTTAACATTATACTTGGAAATCCAGGCATTTAGGTGTTCATTTTTAACTCCTCTATGATATAATGTGTTGGATAATACAAATTTCCTCCCAATTTTGTGCAAATTATCAATATATTCCAATAATTTAACCTCATCTTCAACATTCCACCCATTATATTGGTATTTTGATGCAATATATGGTGGATCTAAGTAAATTATGGCATCTTTACACAAAGAAATGTCCAATTTATCATATTCTAACTCAAATATGGTGATATTTCTTGATTTTGAGATGTTTGAATGCACTAAAACCCTATTAAAGTCAGGTTTTTTCATTCCAAATGGTACATTATACCCATTTTTGCTAAATCTAACCAAAGAATTGAAGGATAATTGGCATAATAATAGAAAATGTGGTGCAATTTCATCAAAAAACCCAAATATTTTCCACTTTTCATTGAAAAATGACCTTAATTCCATATAAGAGTCCTTATTTAGCCCATTTTTGAAGTAAAAATGGTAAATTTCCTCCATTTTCTTGTCAATTTCATCAATTTTTAGTGAATTATGCATAAAAACAACCGCTTTATTGGTGTCAGAGCCAATTCCACCCCCCTTTGCATTGTATAATAGGGGCGCAGAACCAGCAAATGGCTCAATAACTTGGTCAAATTCATCAAAAATGGGCTTTAAATGAGCCTTATATATCTTATATTTGTTCCCACTATATGAAAAAGGACCTTTTATTTCCATAATAAAGTTGTTTTTGCACAATAAACTTAATTACTTTATTGTGTAATATTAGGTTTATTGAGAGATTCTAATACCTCATAACATAATTGTTCAGGTATTTTACTCCTTTCATATGACCCTTTTCTGCCTTGTGTTCCAGTTTTTGACCCCCTAGGAGCAGGTGCATGATGACATTCCTTATTTCCATTATGACATACTGGTCTTGGAATCCATTTATCTGAATTTGTCCATATATCGGTTGGCTTAGCTCTTTCATCACCATAAACACAATACCATATGGTGTGTCTTTTAAATTCCTGCATCCAGGGCATCTTTCTTAACATACCCCTTGGATTCTCAATAAAGAAAACCATATCAGGATTAATCTCCAACCACTCCTTAATTAAGGATATGAAATGCTGATTTGTCGCATCACATTTTTTGGCATATTCACTTTTTGGTTCAGTATTGTTTCTATGGGTTGAAATAGCAGCAATACTATATGTTGTGCAGTCGGGAGATGCCCAGATTAAATCAGGTATAAAGGGAATATCCTCTTTCTTCAATTTTGCAACATCAATACATAAATCAATATCTTCATATTTCTCCCAATCAACAGAAAAAACATTCATTCCCAATTTATCACCAACTTTACCAATGGATCTACTTCCAGCAAATAATTCTAATATATTCATAATTCATTTTTTAGTGGTGAAAATATATGAGCAATTACATCAACTGTCCACCCATTCCCAAGCATATGGCTTCTTTCTCTATCATTACATATAGATGTGTAGCCAACAGGAACACCTTGTGCCATCTCTGCTTCTTCATTGGTTAAATACCTATACTTCTCACCATCTGTTATCAATATCATTCCACTATGATATTGGTTATATCCCCTTGCTGTCAAACAAGGCAATTTTGATTTTCTTCCAATAAATGTGGCATTTTTTAAAGGTTTTTGTTGTGCCTTCCAGGCAGCAATTTTTTCAATCCTTTCAGGTTCAATCCATTCATCAATATTTGAATTAATATCATCAAATGATATTTCCTTATCAATAGGTTCAGAAATATTTGGGATATTTGTCCAATATAACCTATCTCTCTTTGCTGCTGTAAATTTTGAACTATTAATCCTCATTGGTTGAACCCCCAACAAATCACTAATGACATCTTGCCATTCTTTCTTCATCTTCACATTCTCCAATAGAAAATATGTAGGTTTACATTCATCAAGCAACCTAACAAACTCAAAGAATAGAATACTTCTTGGATCCTCAAAATTAAGTTTCTTTCCAGCAAAAGAGAACCCTTGACATGGACTACCCCCAATTAACAAATCAATTTGCGGTAAATCATCACCCTTTACTTTGGTAACATCCCCAACCTGGATTGTGTCTGGATAATTATGCTGTGTCACCTTTATTGGTGCTTTATCTATTTCAGATGCATAATACTTTGATATCTTTATACCAAGCCTATTTAATGCAATTTGTCCACAAGACATTCCATCAAATAAACTTAAAACATTAATGCCTTCACTTTTCATCTTTGATTATTTTGTTCTTAACAATGATAAGAAACATTAATCAAAAACACAACTAATTTGGCACATAAATTAAATTTAAGCAATCTTTTTGGCATTTATGATATACCCTGCCAATTCAGCCTTAACCTCTTTTATTTTACCCTTACCATCCCTTGAGAATATTGCCAACCCTTTAAAGGGGAAATAACTTATTTTAAAAGTGTCTGCTTCAGCTTCTGGATTGAAGGTTATTGTCTTTCCATCATATGTGAACTTTATTTTATCACCCTCCACATATAATTTTCCAGTTCTACCATCATCAGCTTTATATTCACCAATGTAATCATTTAAGATTATGTTATTATTTTTTTGATTGAAAAATTTAAATACATTAAGCATATTATTACATTTTACTTTTAACTAGATTATAGAAAAATTTACTAATTTCAGTAGGGGATGATAAGTTTTGATTTTCTAATTGTTTTCTAAAACCACTTATCATACTTTTTATTGAGTGAATTGATACATTCTTATATTGTGATGCTGGTTTATACTTATCATCTATTAATCCTTTTTTCTGCAACTCCCTTATCTTCCTCATAGCAAATTCATCAGCAACCTCTTCTGTGTGTTTCATAAATTTGGCAGCCTCATCAATACTAACATCACCAGAATAAACACCATACATAATCTTATCACCATATTTCTTAAACTGGAATTGATGTGCTATCTCATGGAAAATAACAAAAACCAAAAAATTTAAACTCCCACCAACCATAGTTGAGTTTATCATAACACCATTATGTAAGGCCAATCCAAGGGCAGGATAATTGAATTTTGCAAACTCTATTTTTTGACAATTAGATTTCTCAATGAAATTCATCAATTCAGTATATAAGGAATCTGATATATCATACTCTTTTTGTATTTTATTTAAAAAAATAGTAATACCATCAGTTTCCTCATTAATTAGTGTTTTAAAAATTTCTATTAATTTCATTACTTTATTCAGTTCTATATGTTATATATGTTTCATCACAAACTCTTATTTCTACCCATTCACCATCATAATATGCTAATGTGGAATACCCATCATGTTCAAAAATGGCTTCATCAAATTTATCTCTATTAAAATAACTAGTTTCATCGATATCAAAATCACGAATAAAACTTTTTGGATTTTCCTCATAATCATTTACTTCATTATCAATATATTCATAAACTTCTTTATCTGTATAATCATCTTTATCCAAAAAATGTTTGGGATCATCCCAAACCATAGATGAAATATATTCCATCATTTCATCTTTAGATATTTCAACAAAACTATCCAAATCAATTCCACGATTTTCATAATATGTTCTATTTCTAAATAACTCTGCTATATTATCATAAATATCATGAATTGAGGTTATTGCTCTTTCTCTTGCATCTTCTTCTTTAAAGATTTCATATTCCTCTTTTACACCATTTTCATTTACAAAATGAAAAACATGTCCCCCATATCTTTCTTCAATTTTCATATCAAAAAAATCAACTTTATCATTCTTTAACTCAAAATATCTATTTAATAAATCAATAAATTCTTCATTTGGTAAAACATTAGATTCTTCATATAATTTAAAAATAATATTAGCATATTCTAAATTACTATTCTCATCTCTTATTTCCATTTTTTCATAACTAGTCAAGAATTGATAAACAGCTTGTCTAACACAATCTTCATTTTCATAAAACAATGTTCCACTTTCTAAACTATCTAATCTTTTTTCATTATTTTCAAGAACTTCATCTGATATTAACAAATCAATTCTAGTTTTGAAAAAATCAACATACTTTGAGAAATCAAGATCCATAACATTAAAATCTTCCTTTGAAGCATATTCTGAACCAAATGATTTTATCATATAATCTCCATCTGGGTTCTTCTTTAATAGAAGTTTTATAATGTAATCATAATATTCTTCACTTGGTTTCTTGTTGAATCTACCCTTCATTTGATAAACAACCCCATCCTTAATTGATGCTGTGATAAGTGATTTATTACTAACTTTACCAGTTTGACCTTTTAACTCATTGACTCTAAGAGAATATAAATCACCTTTTCCAGATCTACCACAATGCCCCATCCTTTCAGCCTCCTCTGTGCAAGGATTGGTTTTTAACTTGACCCAATAATACCCCAACCCAGAATCATCCCTAAAATCCAATACAGGTATGTTTTCATCAAAATATTCAAAATCATAATCTTTTGCTTTCAATGATTTGTGCCATCTATCTTGCATATTAACCAATTCATTGAATTCAACATTCTTAATGGTTTGTATATTACCATTTAATCCAGTTTTAATCCAATCAATTATCCCAGTTATATCCTCAATTTTTGACCTTATCCTTTTGTCTTTAATTTTCTTTGCCAACCACATAGATAATTTACCAGCAACTGAATATAATAATTCAGCATCAGATTGGGATAGCTTGGCAATTTTCACAAGATTATCAATAGTAGCCTTATTTTCAGTTAAGATACCAAATTGACTTTCTGTTATAATTATTTTCATAAAATATGTATTTATTATTATAAATATAATACATTTCAAAAACAAAAGAAAATATGAAGTTAATTGTTAGTAAGAAACAATTAGATGTTTTGGTAAAATCAATCAATGATTTGGATAGTTTAAAAAAACTAAAAAATTGGTTTAATAAAACCATTTTCTTTATCCAAGAAAATTGGGAGAAATTACAAGACTCAACAAAGTTAGAAAAAGAAGAAACAATAATTGCATTTTCCATCTTAAAAAAATACATTTTAAATCAAGGTGTAACTGTAAAGGAGTTAACCTTCCTAAAAAACCAATCCCTGGATCTTGTTAAGGTATTCTTTCTAATATGCACCAGGTTTGTCCCACTACCTTTACCAATATTGCCCACATTAATATGGATTTCAAAAAAGACAAGATTTAACTTCTTCCCAAACTCGCATTTAAAAAATGGTGATGAAATAAAAAACCCCCAACCATAATTAGGTTAGGGGACATTTGTTAGGATGACAGGATTTGAACCTGCAACTACTTACTCCCAAAGCAAGTGCGCTACCGGATTGCGCCACATCCTATTTTAACTGGTTGCAGAGATAGGACTCGAACCTATATCTCTGGGTTATGAGCCCAATATACTAACCCTTATACGACCCTGCGATGTCTCTTCTATGCGTAGTAGAAGTTTATGTACTTTGGATTTTCAAAGTCCATTCTTCTTAATTTTTTATTTAATAAAATTCTCATCTTTTTTTTATAAGCACTATTCATTCTCTGCTTACTTGCTTTGCACTGTGTGCATGTACAAACTTTTAATGGATTCTTCATATGTTTGCTTTTTTATTACTCTACAAAGATAAGAATGTTTTTTTAAAAAAACAACTTATACCATTAAATACTTGATAAAATGTTTTTTACTCTTTCAATACCCTTTGAATTATGTGCTTTAACAAACCATTTATTTGTTTCAAGATAATTCTCATTATCATTTAGTATTGCAATAGATTCTTCTGTATCCTCAAACCTTAATTTCCAGATTGCATAATTATTATCTTCAATAATGGTTGGCACTCCAAAGGTATGTTCAAGAATATGATAAGGAACACTAATTGTGCTTTTCTTGCTTAATCCAGTTATATTTATTTCCTTACCTAATCTAAAGTTATCCATATTTTTAGTTTTTTTGTGTTAAATATCATAATACCTATTCCCAATCAATTTCTAAATCAGTGTAAGTGCATAAAATTTCTTCATCTTCATCAATATCACATATAGCATAAAATTCATCTGTATCTAAGTTGTGAAAAACATTTGGCTTATTTGAATGATTTACATAATATGATAGATTTATGTTATTAGGTGTTCTTGACAAATAAATCCCCCCATCAGCAACGTTTGCTATAGTTCTTAAATAGGATTCAGTAGATTTAGGAATACCTTTAAGATCATCCCAAGATATATACATTGTATCAACAGTTACATCTGAAAATAGTTTCTCATCTTTTTTTATTTTGCAAATACTAAATACACCAACTCCATTGCATACCTTAGATGGTTTTAATTTTAATTTTGTATTATTTAATATATTATATATAATATCAGTCTTTTCCATCTTTTGTAAAATTAGTTATATAATTATAATCTGTTGCATATCCACTCATATTTTCTACTGAATAGACATTCATATCTATCTTATACCCAGGATTTTTGTCTATCCTATTATAAGTCCAAGCGGTATCCATCCAAATAATTCTATTGTTTGGATATATGAAATAGTTCCCATTATCCATCTTAAAAAGATGCCCACATTTATGTTCTGGGGTTTCAGAAAAATTAGTATCAATAACATTTCTATTTTCATGTGACCAATCAAGTGTAAACATATATGTTCCTAAACGTTTAACACCAGTTATTGATATTAAGTCAGCTCTAAGACCTGCTAACCTTTCTCTTACATTTACATCTATATATGACGAGAAACAATCCCAATACATATGTTCAGATAAAGGTAATACTTCTGCCCCTTCCTTCCATACAAAGGAGTGAATAGGCCTACGGGTCCAATTTACTCCGTTGTCTAAAAATGCTTCAAATAATGGAACTCTCTTTTGAATAGATGCAACTGAATGTACATCAGCTGGGGTATATTCATTAAAGCCTGATTTATGATTGAATAAAAATTCATTCCTAATTAGACAAGTAATAGTTGGTATGTTTGCATTCAAATAAGCCATTATATTTCATTTTTTATTAATCTAAAACCAAAGACAGATACTAAATCAGATATATTAGAATTAGCATTGTCTTTGGTAAACCAACTTCTTACAACTAAGACCTTAAACTCTGGTATTTTATGATTCATTAAGTTCTAATTTAGACAATAAAGAATATTCATCTGGTTTTACTATATTCCATATTATATCCTCATATCTTTTTTTATCCCAAAATGCAAACAACAAAGATTTATTTTTTGGGTCTAAATCCTTTATTAATAAAGCAAAATCTTTTTTGGAATTTATTTCATTTTCATTTAACAAGTTCTCATAAAAATCTAATGCAGTATCATATACAACATTATAGTTTATTTTCAAGAAGTCAACAAAATCCCTAACATTATTGTCCATTTCATCTGGTATAGCATCCAATAATAAAGATAAATCTTCACCATTTTTCAAAGATAACCATATATCCATATTAGATATATTAGTTAATATTTTGTGAAGTCTAACATATTGTTCACCCTTTATCTTAACCCTCATTCCATTTTTGAAGCGTAATACATAACCTTCTTTGTTGTCCTCTATACCCCTCTTTAAATCTGCAAAGTTATTTGGTAAATTATTATAGCAATTAACAACATCAAAATTTGCTTTGTAATATTCAGTTTGAACATCACCTTCTTCACCAGTTATAACATTGTATTTTGCTAATAAAACTAATTTCTCTTCATTGTAGCGGACAACTATAACATTTTCAGGATATAATATTTCAAATAAGTAAGTATAATTTACATCCAACAAGGATAAGTCATATCTATTCAATATTTCCAAACCTTTTATAGCCTGGTCAGAGTTAAAAGATCCCCTAGTTGCCATATTCCACTTGTTGTCATAGAAATATACTATACCCAAAGATCCATCCATTTTCTCATAGATGTTGAAATCTTCATTTGGTAATTCATCAGCAGAGTGTTCCTCAAAGTTTTTAAATTTTGGGAAACTTTTAGCAACTAAATTACCATCTTCATCCAATATAGTTCCTCTAAAATTTATGGTAACATCATCCCACAAATTACCATACTGAACAGTTCTAGTATAATTATAGATATACAATGGGTATAATTTGTGTTTTGCTCTCATTAACAACCCATCTTCCACATACTTGTTCAAAACATCTAAATCATATCTCATAGTTGTGGTTTTATTTAGTGATTAAGTTTAAGCAAAGATACAGACTATTTTTTTACTTTCAAAGTTTTTTCTTCAGTTTCTTTTATCTTGATTTCATCAGGTAAGTTTATCTTTATTTTACCTTTCAAAGCATCAGGAATTTTAATGTTATTGATATCCATATTTTTTTTTGACAAAGATATAATTTATTTTTTATGATTCATAATTATCTGGCACATCTTCATATAATTTAGCAATTTTTTTCTTCATTTTAATTGCTGTAGCATTCATATCTTTTATTATTGCTCTATATGTTTTTTCTGTATCTATAACCTGATTTGAAGCATATTTAATAAATAAATGATTTTTTAAAAAACTCTTAAACTTGCTTAAATAAGCATTTGTTATAGATATATCCCCTTTTGAGATAGGAATCATTGTTTTTAAGTAATCTTTACCACTAGCAATCATTTTTCTTATGGTTTTACTTAATTCATTTGATATAAGTTTATCTTTAGATTTACTAAATTTTTCAGGGGATACTTTTGTTGCTAACTCTTCCCCCAAATTATTGTATAATTTTTCATATGTCATATTTTGACAAAAATCAAACTTTTTATACATTTTAGAATTATAATAAATTTCCTTAAAATCTTTTTTTGTTATATTCTCATTATCCAATTTTGTTTTTAACTCAGAAGGTCTAACAAGATTTTCAATTGATGAAAGGTAATATACATCAAAGAAAAAATCAATTAATGTTTGACTATCAGTAAAATTTCTTGCCTGTGAAACTACTTGATACTTTGCGCTTAATGCTATATCCTTTTCAACTTTTAATTGGTTATCAATAAAATGCTTAAGTTCATGTCCAAATGAATCTAAAAATCTAGCGTAATTATCTTTTAATATTATGTATATCTTTTTATAAACTTCTTGTATATCTCTACTTGCTAAAAAATTAATAGTAATAGTTGGACTTTCACTCTTGAAAATTTTTAAATTATAATTTTTTGTTAGGTTATTGTCTATGTCAAACCGCATACCTAAACTACTCAACAGTAATTCATCACTTTTTTCTTTAATATGGGGGTTAGCCTTTACAATTGCCTTAATTTGCTGGCTAGTATAAAATTTTAAATTTATAAGAACACTTACATCATTAATTTGAAGTGTTTTATCATTTTTAAAAAAAGTACCTGGTATATTAACAACTGTGGTTTTATTAGGAAAAGGGCTATTTAAATCTTCTAAAAATTTATCTAATATTTTTTTTGCATAACTAGTAAGTCCCTCTGGAACTCCCCTAGCCTCATTCATTTGTTTTCTCATGATTTGGTTATTTCTACTTTCAAACTTTTTTCTTTAGTTTCTCTTATCTTTATTTGTTCAGGTAAGTTTATCTTTACTTTACCTTTCAAATCATCTGGTATTCTAATGTTAACAATGTACATATCTTTTGTTTTTTTTGCAAAAATACAATTTATTTTTTAATTCTCATACTCATATGGTAAATCTTCATATAATTTAGCAATTTTTTTCTTCATTTTAGTTGCTGTAATATTCATGTCTTTTATTAAGGATCTATATGTTTTTTCAACATCTAAATCCTTTTCACCATATATATCCTTACTTGGTTTGTATTTGATAAACATATGTTTTTTCAAAAAAACTTCAAATTTGTTGTTAAAAACACTATCTATTTCATCTATGGGAGCATTAGGCATTTTATCAAAAATAGCCATTTTCAAAAAACTTGCACCTTCATCAATCATATTAATAAAGGTTTTTGTTAACATTATTTCTATAATCTCAGATTTAGTTTTATGTTTAAATATTATAGGCGGTAAAGATTTTTCTAAATCTTTTAGCAATTCATTGCATAATTTTTCATATGTTGTATTCTCACATATCTCAAATTTATGATACATTTCAGAATCATAATAAACTTGTTGAAATTGTTTTTTTGTTACCTTTTTATTATCTAATGTAGTTTTTAACTCAGTAGGTCTAACAATATTTTCAATTAGTGAAAGATAATATAAATTAAATACAAAATCACTTAATGATTTATACTCTGTAACATCACTTGGATTTGAAACTACTCTATATTTTGTTCGTAATGCTATATCATCTTCCCCTTTTGCCTCCATATTAATATGATGTTGAATTTCATGACCAAATGTACTTAAAAAAGTATCATAATTATCATTTAATAACTTATACACATTATTTTCAATATCATTTAAATCTTCACTTGCTACAAAATTAATATGTAAAATTGGGTTTTCAGTTGAAGCAACTTTTAAGTTATAATTTTTTGTTAAGTCTTTTGTTAAAAAAAACTCCATACCCAAACCAGTCAATAATAATTTATCTGTTTTTGTTTTAACTTTGGGGTTGGCTGCTATTATTTTTTTTATATCAGAACTAGGATAAAAGTCAAAATTTATATTAACCTTTATTTTACTAATTTGAACTGGTTTATCATCTTTTAAGAATTTACCTGGTGCATCTACAACTGCACTATACGTATCAAATGGAGATTGTCTTTTAAATTTATTACTTTTTAATTTTTCTAATACATCATTAAATATTTTTGTGGCATAATTAGTGATGCCTGCTGGGACACCCCTAGCCTCATTCATTTGTTTTTTCATAATTCAGTTATTTCTACAATTAGGGGTTCGTCACCCTTAATAACTCTATGCCATAACCCTTTTGGTATGGATATAGTGTCATTATTTTTTAGTTTAATAGGTAAAGCATCCCAGCTTTGGTATTTCCATCCTCCACCCTGGATTATCTTAACCTCTCTATTTGTTCTATCTCTATGCCAATGTAATTCTTCAATATCAACAAATTGACTAAACTCTCTAATCAATTTCCCTTCTTTATTTTCTTGTTTGAATGGTAATGTTTCTTTTTCCATTATCTATGTATTATTCCATTTATAAATCCAGGTTTAACCATATCTTGTAATTCTTCATCTGAATATTTTACTAATGCTGTATGTCTAATATACAAACTACTACCAAGTTCTAGTCCTTTTGGCAAGGAGGTTATTTTTGTATCTCTTATATCCAAAAAACGCCCAACTTCTAATCCTTTTGGTAATGAGGTTATTTTTGAACCAAAAATATCCAAATCACGCCCAACTTTCAATCCTTCTGGTAATGATTCTATATTTGATTGAACCAAACTCAAATCACCTTCAACATTTAATTCTTCTTTTGTTAATGGTAGATTATTTTCATATTTCCATATAAATGGTGGATTTTTATTTTCCTTCTCTTCAAGGAACTCAAATATCCTTTTTAGTACTTCTTTTTTCATTCTCTATATATTCTTCTTGCTAAAATTCCAGGTTTAACCATTTCTTTTAATTCTTCATCTGTGTATTCTAATAATGCTGTATTTTTAATATATAAAGTAGCACCAACTTCCAATCCTTTTGGTAAGGAGGTTATTTTTGTATATCTTATATCCAAATAACCGCCAACTTCTAACCCTTTTGGTAAAAAAGTTATGGGTGTATCAATTAAAATCAAATTACCCCTAACTTTCAATCCTTCTGGTAATGATTTTATAGAGGAATCTTGCAAATCCAAATCACCTCTAACTTTCAATCCTTTTGGTAATGTTTCTATTCCTTTATTACTTAAAGTCAAATGACCTTTAACATTTAATTCTTCTTCTGTTAATGGTTCATTAGACATCAACTTCCATAAGAATGGTAAATTATGTCCTTCCTTCTCTTCAAGGAACTCAAATATCCTTTTTAGTACTTCTTTTTTCATTCTGCATTAATTCTTCCTTTTATAAATCCAGGTTTAATCATTTTTCTTAGTTCATCATCATCATAATCTTCACCTAATGTTATACCTGTTAATTCCAAATTACCCCCAACTTTCAAGCCTTTGGGTAAGGTTTTTATATTGGCACAACCATCTAATATTAAATCACCCCCAACTTCCAATCCTTTGGGTAAAAACTCTATATCTGTTTCAGTTAAATCCAAATGACCACCAACTTTCAATCCTTTTGGTAATGACCTTATATATGTGTAGGATAAATCCAAATCACCACTAATTTTTAATCCTTCTGGTAAAGATTCTATTTCTGATTGTGAAAAATCCAAGTCCCCTTGAACATTTAAGTCTTCTTCAGTTAATGGTATTTCATTTTTCCATTTCCACAAGAATGGTATTCTCTGTTCTCCTTTTTCTTCAAGGAAATTAAATATTCTTTTTAGTTGTTCTATATTCATTATCTAATTATTCTTCCTTTTATAAATCCAGGCTTAATCATTTCTCTTAATTCATTATTTGTGTATTCTGTTAATGGTGTATTATATATAAATATAAAACCCCCAACTTCCAATCCTTTTGGTAATGAGGATAGGTTTGAATTACTTAAATACAAATCATCACCAACTTTCAATCCTTCTGATAATGATGTTATATTTGAATATCCTAAATCAAAAGTACCACTAACTTTCAAACCTTCTGGCAATAAGGTTATGTTTGAATTACTTAAATCCAAATCACCTTGAACATTTAAGTCTTCTTCTGTTAATGGTATTTCATTTTTCCATTTCCACAAGAATGGTATTCTCTGTTCTCCTTTTGCTTCAAGGAATTCAAATATTCTTTTTAATGTTTCTTTTTCCATTATATTCTTATTATCTCACCATTTATAAAACCCGAACCAATCATTTTTTTTAATTCATCATCTGTGTATTTGGTTAAATTTGTCCGAATTATAATTAAATCACCCCCAACTTTCAATCCTTTTGGTAATGAAGTTAATTTTTTGCAATCATTTAAAGCTAATTTCTCACCAACTTCCAAGCCTTTTGGTAATGAACCTATAGTGGTATCTCTTAAATCCAACCGACCCACAACTTTCAATCCTTCTGGTAAGGATCTTATTTTTGAACCCAACAACTTAATATCACCTCCAACTTTTAATCCTTTTGGTAATGTGGTTATATTTGAAAAACTTAAAGTCAAATTGCCATTGACTTCCAAATCATTTGGTAATCGTGTTATTTCTGAATGTGATAAGTTTAAATTACCCCCAACTTTAAATCCTTCTGGTAATGAGGTTATTTGTGTATCTGCTAAATCTAAATCACCCCCAACTTTCAATCCTTCTGGTAGTGAGGTTATTTCTGTATCTGATACAAACAAACTACCACCAACTTCCAATCCTTTTGGCAATGAGGTTACATTTGGACCAATTAAAGATAAATTACCACCAACTTTCAACCCTTTTGGTAGTTCAACAGGTGTATGATAAAAAAAGAAATCACCTTCAATTGTTAAGCCTTCTGGTAATGAGGTTATTTCTGAATCTTCTAAATTCAAATCCCCTTTAACAATTAAATCTTCTTTTGTTAATGGTATATTATTAAATAATTTCCATAAAAATGGTACTTTATGCCCTTCCTCTTTTTCAATAAAATCAAATACTCTTTTTACTATTTCTTTGTTCATTGCCTAAATATTCTTCCTTTTATAAATCCAGATTTTATCATTTCTCTTATTTGTTCATCTGTGTATTTTTTTAATGGTGTTCTATAGATATACAAATTACCCCCAACTTCCAATCCTTTTGGCAAGGAAGTTATTTTTGTATCTCTTATATCCAAATAACCACCAACTTTCAAACCTTCTGGTAAAAAAGTTATGGGTGTATCAAGTAAATACAAATCACCCCCAACTTCCAATCCTTTTGGTAAAAACTCTATATCAGATTCACTTAAATCCAAATCATCACCAACTTTCAATCCTTCTGGCAATGATTTTATTTTTGATTTGAATAAATTTAATGTCCCCCCAACTTTCAAACCTTCTGGTAATGAGGTTATTTTTGAATTTCTTAAAAATAAATCACCTTCAAAATTTAAGTCTTCTTCTGTTAATGGTATATCATTAATTAATTTCCATTTAATAGATGATTTCCCTTCCTTTTCTTCAAGAAAATCAAATATTCTTTTTAGGGTTTCTTTTTTCATTATTTTCTTACTATCTCACCTTTTATAAATCCAGGTTTAATCATTTTTTTTAATTCATCATCTGTGTATTTGGTTAAAGTTGTCCAACTTATAAATAAATCATCACCAACTTCCAATCCTTTTGGTAAGGAAGTTATTTTAGAACCGGATAAACTGAACCATTTCCCAACTTTTAATCCTTCTGGTAATGAGGTTATATCATCACAATTATTCAAATTCAAAGTTCCACCAACTTTCAATCCTTTTGGTAATGTTTGTATTGGCGAAAAAGCTAACCCTAAATTACCATCAACTTTCAATTCATCTGGTAATGAAGTTATGTTTGAATATGATAAATTTAAATAACCACCAACTTTCAATCCATCTGGTAATGAGGTTATGTTTAAAAATGATAAATCCAAATCACCACCAACTTTCAATCCTTTTGGTAAAGAGGTTATATTTGTATCACTTAAATCCAAATTACCTTCAATATTTAATTCTTCATCTGTTAATGGTATATTATTTTTATGCTTCCAAAATAATGGACCCCTATGTTCTCCTTTTTCTTCAAGAAAATCAAATATTCTTTTTAATGCTTCTTTTTCCATTACCAACTATTTGAAGATTTTAATCCAAGTTGTTTTGAATATCTGCCCACATTACATGACCAGTATCCTGCTGTGGTTCTATCTTTCTTTTGGTCACACTTATGTCTTGCTCTAAATGATTTGGCTGCACCTTTGTTTTTATTTCTCACCTTTAAATTTGGATCACCAAATGTAACCTTTTTAACGCCCCCACCTGGTGTTTTAACATAAACTGCAAATTTCTTTGGTCCACCAGGAGTTCTAAATGGTTTTCCTATATTAACTTTTTTACCCCTATGTTCAGCCTCATTTAAGAAATCAAAATCATCACTTTCAAGTACAGGTGCATCAAGATAAACCATTTCACCTTCAAATAATGCAACTTTGCCAGTATCTGACATTACCATTTGTTCATCTTCTTCATTTAGTTGGATTAAATCTCTCATCCATAAATCTCTAACCTCATTAATCAAGTCAAAGTATTTTTTGGAATAAACCATAAAAACATTATTAGTTAATGTTAAGTTTTCATTAATATGGTATTCAAGTTCTTCTGATATATTTACATTTTTCTTTAATACCAATGTTCTATTAGTGAATTTTTCTAAATTCTCTTTAATTAATTTTGTAATATTATCCATATTTGTTATAATTTATAACAATAAATACAGTATTTATACAATAATAACTAATATATAACAAAAATATAAAAATATTATGGATCAGTCAAGTGCCAAGCAAAAATTAATTGGAATTATTCCAGAATCAATCATCAATCAGATTGATTTAATCTATGAAAAATATGATATAAACACACAATTAAGGTTAGCACATTTCTTAGCACAATGCGCTCATGAATCAGGAAATTTTACTGCTGTACAAGAGAATTTAAACTATTCAGCAAAAAGATTACAAGAGGTTTTTGGCAAGTATTTTACCACACACGCAAAAGCATTGTTATATGAAAGGAAACCATCCAAGATTGCAAGTCTTGTTTATGCAAATAGAATGGGAAATGGTGATGAAGATAGCATTGAAGGGTATAAATACAGAGGTAGGGGTTACATACAATTGACTGGTAAAAATAATTACTTATTATTTAATAAATCATTAAATGAGGCAGGTATGGATGTTGATATAATTGGCAATCCAGATTTAGTTGCAACAACATATCCATTGGCATCTGCTGGTTGGTTTTTTGATAAAAACAAATTGAATGAGATTGCAGATCTTGGTGCAACAAGAGATATTATTACAAGAATTACAAAAAGAGTAAATGGTGGAACACACGGGTTAGATTCAAGGATTTCCTATTTCAATAAATTTTATAAAAAACTAAATTAAAAAAATGAAAAAATTAAAATTAATATTGATTTATTCAATATTAACATTCTCATTATTCTCACAGAATAATAAACCTATATCCATTTTCTTTGAAACAAATTCAAAGGAGTTGAGAACAACATCACACAATTATGCAACCCCCCTCATATTGAACAAAAATATTATTAGGGAAATCATAAATAATGATTTGGATTCTCTAACAATACAATTGCCAACACCAGAGGGTGTTAAAATCCTTAACTTAACCAAAATGGAAATATATGTGGATAACCCCAAAATATATTCTGAATGTAATACTATATATGAACCACAATCGCTTATTTATTCTGGAAAGGTTCAAGGTAATGATAGCGGATTTGCATCTATTGTAATCAATGATAATAGCTTTCAGACCTATATTATGGGTGATGGTGAAGGTTGGATTTTTGGTCCAGTAGAGAAGGGGTTTCATGGTGTTTGGCATGAATTAGATGTGAAACAAACAAAAGAATTTAAATGTGTTTTACCAAATGAGGAAGAGTTTTTTAAGGAAACCCCAATGTTTGAGTATGTACAAGAAAAATCAAATAAAATCAAAGTCATAACAATGTATTTTGAGGCAGATTATGATATGATTGAAAAACTTGGGTCAGGAAAAGAAGTTATTAAATTTATTGAAAACATATTTGCACAAACTCATTTAATTTATTTAAAAGAGGGGGTTAACATTAAAATTGCAAGGTTTAAATTATGGGATAGGCCAAGTGGTTATAATTATGATGGAGTTAATATGTTATATTCCTTTGCCAACCAATTTAAATCTGAGGATCAATTACCTGAAACATTTGGACAATTAGTTTCTTTAAGAAGTGGATTAGGTGTTGCTTTTCTTCATTCTCTTTGTGATATTGCAAAATGGAGAACAAGTTATTCTGGCTTGGATATGGAAACAGGTGTATTTCCAAACTATTCTTGGAATACAACAGTAATGACCCATGAAATTGGTCATTTACTTGGTTCACCCCACACTCATGCTTGTTGGTGGAATGGTAATGGAACTGCTTTAGATGGTTGTTGGTTTGTTGAACAGTCTGGACCAGTAAAATGTCCAGAGTTAGAAGTTACTCCTGATACAAAGGGAACTATTATGTCATATTGTCATTTGAATCCAAAGGTGGGTATAAACTATAAGTGGGGGTTTGGGGAACAACCTGGGAATAAAATAAGAAGAAACATTTCAGAAGCCATTTGTTTGCCACTTGTTGATGCACCTAGAGATTGTAATGCAAATGATTCAACATATTCAAAAATAAAAATAGAAATTGATAAGAATAAGTTCTTTGAAGATTTTTATTATAGTATAAAACAAGATGGTGTTACAGTTGTTGAATATAATAAGAATGTAAAAAAGTTATCAACTGATACAATTATATGTTTAAAAACAGATTCTTGTTTTACTCTAACATTGAAGCATAATGCAAAATCACCTTATCTTAATAAGATTAATTTTAGAATATTAAATGGTTTTGATACTTTATTTCAAGTAAATAATGTTTATATTATCAATGACACAATAACAATTTGTCCAAATATTGAAGATAAAAAATATACTGATAGAGTTATCCATAATACTAATAGGGATAACAATGTTTATGTTAGCATATTACCATCTGATAGATGGGCTTTATTTAATTTTCTGGGTCAAAAGGTCTTAGAAGGAATTGGACCATTTAATTTAAATGAGGGGGAAAGTATATTTGAAACTGGGTTGTATTTCTTAACAAGAAATGGAGAGTTTTATAAAAAAATATTCATAAAAAAAGATAGATAGTTTGGATTTTTATTTAAGTAATGATATTTATTGATTATTTTTAAAAATCATTCCTCTTCTTTGGAATTTTTTATATATCCGATTTCTTTCAAAGAGACCTAACAAAAAACTTGTTGGGTCTATTTTTTTGACTATATTTGTACTATCAACTAACTAATCAATTAACACTATGAACAAACTTTTTGAATTTTTTATTAAACTTTTTAAATTTATTCCCATATTTTGGAATTATGCACACTGGGATTATACTTTTATGTTGGCAAATATGAAAGCATCAACTGAACTTATGTTAAAGTCTTATATTGAGAATGAGGCATCTTCAGAAAATATCCAAGAATTAAAAAGATTTATTCAATTATTAGAAAATCAGCTAAATGATGATTATTTTTTAAACTTAAAAACCCCTAATGATGTTAAAGAAGCAGTGGCTTTAGAAGAAAAAGAATGGAATGAATTATGTGAGATATTTAAAGGGAACAAAGAAATTGCAAAATATGGCGTAAAAGCCTGGTGGACATAAAAACAAAAACAATGAAAATAACATTTATTTCAGACACACATAACAAACACAAAGAATTAACGGATAATAACTTATTGCCTGGTGGCGATGTTATTATTCATAGTGGAGATATTTCAGGTCGGGGTTATGAGCATGAAATAACTGATTTTTTAGATTGGTTTCAAGATTTGAATTACACTCACAAAATATTCATTGCTGGTAATCATGATTTCTGGTTTGAGAAAGCCTTTGATATTGAACAAAAATATAAAGACAAAGGTGTTGTTTATTTATTTGACCATTTTGTGAATATAGATGGTTTGAATGTATATGGATCCCCTTGGCAACCAGCATTTTTTAACTGGGCTTTTAATTTGCACACAAGCAAGGACTTAAAATACTACTGGGATAAAATACCTAATAATCTGGATGTCCTTATTACACATGGTCCACCAAAATACATACTAGATGTGTTGCCTATTGGGGCCAATGTTGGTTGTGAGGAATTAACAAAACGTGTTGAGGTCGTTAAACCAAAAATACATTGCTTTGGTCATATCCATTCTGGTTATGGTGAGAAATATGCCGATGGTGTTCAGTATTTCAATGCTGCTGTCTTGGGGGAGAATTATAAGTTAGCAAACAATCCAATTAATATAGAATATAATATAGAATCAAAGGAAATTATCTTTATTTAAGATGTAAATGCTTTTTATTGAAAAGTTTGGGATTTTGTGTCCCAAACTTTTCCTATTTACACTATTTAGCATATTTATAATAAAAGAAAAATAAATGGATGAAAATACAATAGCAACTGTTTTAATTACAGCAATAACAGTTTTAGGTTCAGCAAGTGCTTGGAGGTTTTATGAAAAAAGAGAAGAACGTAAAAGGAATGAGGATAATTTTATCCGTGAAGATTGTAGAGATAGAATTGCAAAATTAGAAGTTCTATTATTAAAAAGTTCAGAAGAAAAGGATCAAATGAGAGATACAATCCTTAAATTAGTTGAGCAAGTTTCAGCTTTAACTGTTAAAGTACAGTTTTTAGAAGAAGAAAATAAAACATTAAAATCTAACCAGCATTAATTATTTTTCATTATCTTTACAAAAAAAAAGATGAAAAAAGAAACCCCAACCAACACAGCAAAGAAATACACAAGAGTATTTGTTGATGAGAATTCAACAACAACCTGGTATTATGATGAGGCAATAACAACTAGAGGACCAATAGAAGTTGTTACAAAATACAAAAAGGCTTATGAGGATGCCTTAAATAAAGAAGTTAGCAAAACAAAAAAGGTAAGAACTTAGTTCTTACCTTTGATAACACCTAGACAGTGCTTAATATATTCTCTACCTCTTGGTGAGACACTTTCATCACTATATATTTTTTCTAAATCTTTAACTAATTCCTCACCATGTTTATTTTCCTTGTATAATTCAATTATTTTTTCCATAGCAGAAACACATTGATTACTTGTTTCATCAAAGTAATTATATGGTTTAAACTGGTTAATTGTATTTGAAACTTTATAACATAAGTCTTCACCTTTATCTGTTAAGTTAGGTCTAGTTCTCATTGTTTTCAATGTTTCAATCATATCAGTCAATGAATTAATTCCAGACTTTCTAATTTTAATACCTTCAATATAATCATCTTGGTCATCCTCACCAACAATTTCTTCTAATGATTTGATATTTTTCTTATGACAAAAACGCTTGTTTTCTTCTTTTGATTTCTCATTAAGATAAAGATTTTTAATTCTAATCTTATCTTCATTTGTGATATTAAACTTTATGCTCATATTGTTATTTGTATTTATATACAATAAATATATATTTATTCAAAAAAAATAAATAAAAATACTATTTATCTAAAAATATAATTATATGAATTTAAATTTTTCATCAAAAGACGTTGCTCTTGCAAAGAAAATTAATTTTGATTTAATTGCAAAACATTTCAAAGCATTGGAAGAAGGTAATGATGTTATTCTTGATTTGCCCCCAACCCAAATACAGGCTTTATCAACAGAATCATCCTTAAATAATCAACCAAGTTGGGGATGGGTTTTTTTACAAAGTCAATTTCTTGATAATAAATTAAAATTAGGGGAGAAGTTTAAACGTAAGATTCTTTATTGTGTTATTGATACAATGGCATATCCAACTCATACGGCATTAACGTCAGACAACCAATTTGTGGATAAGAAATATTGCAAAGACTTTACAACTGATTCTAACCAAAATGATGGACATGGACATGGTCATCACGTTGCTGGTATTATATTAGGTAAGCACCCCCAATATAAATTAGGCGTTGGTTATGTGAATGGTGTTAATCATGGGGATTTAATTATGGCTCAAAAAGGTTTGGGTGGTAATGGAGGCGGATCCACAGAAAGTTTGGTTAATTCAATTAATCATGCAATGAATGTATGGAAAGATAACTTTAAAGATTATTTATTGGTGTTTAATTTCTCATGGGGTGCACCCACTGAAAATAAGACAATAACAAGTGCAATAAATGATGCTGTGAATAATGGTGCATTTGTTAATGCTGCTGCCGGTAATAATGGAACTGGAATATTGTCATTCCCAGGTGCATTACCAAATGTCATCTCTTGGGGTGCTCATGATGTTAGAGGTAATAAAGCATCCTTTTCTCAATATGGTAGTAATTTGGTAGGTATTGCACCAGGAGTCCAGATTTGGTCTTGTTTTAAAGATAATGGTTCTTATGTAAGTTGGGATGGAACATCTATGGCAACACCACATGGCACAGCTGCAGTTGGTCTATTGCTAAAATATAACCCAGAAATTAAAACCCAAAATGACTTAAAAGAATATCTAACAAAAAATCTTACAGATGGAGGTAAGCCTGGTCGTGATGATTGGTATGGTTGGGGTTATCCAAAATTTGATAGTTTATTTAAATAATAATTTGGTTGGGGCTATTTTGCTTTTATAAATTCTTTAAAGGTAATCCAGCCCCAATCAAAATACCTTTCATTCACAAGTTGTGGTTGATACATAAAAGGGCAATCTTTTCCAGATATATCAAAATGGCGATGAACATCATCAACTGTTAAATTATATTTCTCAAATAAATGGTGTAATAATTCTTTTACATTATTGATGGTTTTTCCCCAATTATTGTCTATATTTACACACATTTCAATCCCAATGAAATAATCATTTGGACTTCCACCTTGGGGTACTAATGCTTTTCTAATGGGTAGATTGCTTTTTCTTTCCCTATCACCAACATGGTAGGCAACTTCATCATCTGGAATTAAGTAAATAATTTCTTTATCATCAACAACATAATGAGTACAACCTATTTTCCAATTATTTTTAAAATAATTCAAATGAGAGGCAGCCCCTGCCCCAGATCGTGTATTTGCTGTCCAATGGACTATAATTCCTTTTAATTTCTTTAATTTTTTATTAGGTCTTTCAGTAATAAATTTTTCATTAATTATCATTTTATAAAAGTTTATTATAAATATTCCTAAAATTATTTTGATTACTATTTTTTTTTTAATATCTTTGATATTTATAAATAAAAACTAAAAAAAATATGGCAAAGACTATAAGACTAACAGAACATGACTTATCTATAATCATCAAGAGGGTTATTAGAGAGCAAAATGAAGCAACAATTTCAAACTATAGAAAGATATTTGTTGATTCTGGTAAATTATCAGGAGAAGTATTTGATGAGATTGTTGAAGTTTCCAAAGGCAAAGGTGCTTATGTGAAATGGTTGGCAGCAAGAGTTGCTGAAAAGAAAATTAAGGATGAGGATATCTACAAATTTGAAGGGTATATTGATGCATTTGAAAAAGCAAAGAAAACTCCAAGAGGAAAAGCAATGTTCCCTATCCTAGATATCAACCAAATAAAATCATCTTCAGATGTTAGAGCATTTATTGATGCTGCCATTCAGTTTCAAGAAGTTGGTTCTGTTGAAGGTGATGAGGAAGAAATGGATTCAGATTCAGTTTTGGTATCAAAATCAGATATCTTGAAATTACAAGATGTTGGCATTAAATTAATTGGTTTAGTTGCTGGGTATCAAATATTCAAAGTATCCAATATGGACAAGCAAACTTGGGAGGTGTATAGAACTATCTTGGGTAAATGTAAAGAAGGTGCTTCAATACATATATGTACAATTGCAGGATACTCACACTTTAAGAACTACTTGGAAAAACATCCAGGTTCTTCATACTATGTGATATTCAACCAAAATGACCCATTATCACCATACCAATTTCACTATGAATCAAACCAATTCAAGGATAGAAAAGATGCAGATGTATTTTAAGTAAAATTAAAATATATAAAAAAGGGAATCATACATTATGGTTCCCTTTTTTTTATTAACATACCAAAGCCCCTCATACTCAACCATTTTCCAATAATGCTACCTGCAATATAAACAGGGATTACAAAGTAATTATGGTTAAATAGGTTATCTAATGAATAATAAGCAACACATAAAGAAGTTAAATTAATCCAAATAGAATTAACTAATAACTCTTTTAATTTATCTTCATATGTGTATTTTATCTCAAATGTCTTAAATATGTTAAAAACAATCTGGAATATAAAAATTAAAATATAATCAATAATCATTATTTGGATATTCTAAATCCAGCCCCAATTGAGAAATCAGGGTTTATTGGATCTAAATCAAACTTAAAAACAAATTTTTTAAAGTCAAATAATCCTCCAATTTTAATTCCAACAAAACTCCTTCCAAATTTTGGAAATGAATATGATTTACTTCCATTCAAAATAACCAAATCATCAATAAACTGATAATTCACAACCCTGCTTCCAATCCCTACTGAAACAAATGGGGATACAAGACCTATACGTTGACCATAACCAACATAAATCCTATAACCCTTCTCTATATCCTTTAAACGTTCATCATTCCACTGGATAGCATTCTGGATGTTTATATTGGAATAAAATTCACTATTATCTATGTTTGGTCTAAACATCAAATCTCCAACCAAGAATTTATCTTCCCCTAATGTAAAAAATAAACCAATTAATCTAACACTTTTGCTTAACCCAATTGTTCCTCTAAATTGTCTTGGGGCTAATGTTGTAGGATTATAGTAATATGGATTACCGTAACGCATATTACGATAATACATAACCCTAGGATTAAATAATCCATAACCTTGGTCAAATATTGGTTCAATATCTCTAACAATTACAGTATTAGTTTTTGGGGCATATTTTTCTGTTCTTAATTTCTGTTTTTCTTCACTTTCTTTATTTAGTGTCATTTGTTTGTTCTCAATGTTTTGAGAAAGGCCAATAATAGGCATTAGTAGTAAGAAAATTAATTTATTCATAATATTAGGTTTATTTATAAATATTGATTTTTTTTGGAATATATCAATATATTTGTTATTAATTGTTTAATTATATCATTTTTGGATATTTATAAAATAAAACAAAATGAAACTTAATGAATATTTAACAGTTGTCATTCCATGCAAAAATGAAAAAAATGTCATTATAGATTGTTTGAATTATTTAGATAGACAGAATAACATCAAAGGAACAAAAGTTTATATTTGTGATTCATCAAATGATAGGCTAACTAAACCATTGATAAAATTAAATGAATTTAAAAACTTGGATATTGAAATATTAGGTGGTGGCTTACCAGCAAAAGCAAGGAATATTGGGTTTAAGCATTCAAAAACAATATATACGTTATTTTTGGATGCTGATGTTTTTTTAACTGATAAGAATTTATTAACAAACTGTATGAGGATTTCTCTTGATTATTATTTAGATTTGCAGACTGTAAAATTCAAGACCATAAATGGTAAATATGATTTTGCATATATTATGTTGGATTTTTTAAGAAAAATGGTTTCAAAAATATCTCCATTCTGTCTTGGCGGTTTTATGTTGTTTAGAACATTAAAATTGCGTGAGTTGGGGGGTTTCAATAATGAGTGTGTGTTTGCAGAAGATTATGAATTGAGCAAAAAGATTGAGCCAAGGAAATTTAAGGTTAGCAATTACAATGTTTACACCTTAAATAGAAGATTTGAATCAAAGGGTATTTATTATATGGGTAAGATGTTACTCAAATCTTTCTTTAATAGAAATAATCCGGAGTTTTTTAAAAAATCATATGATTACTGGACTTAAAAAATTTATAAAATGAAATTAATTAATGTTACAAAAAGTTTAATACTAGAAGCATCTGCAAAAGATGTTTTGGTGAATAAGTTAAAATTAAGTGATAAAGCCGCAGATTTCTTTGTTGAAAAATGTGGTAAATTGGCAATTATAATGGCTAATAAAGTTATTGAAATTATTGTAAAGAACAACCCAAAAGTCACAACAGAACAAGCAATTATTTTGCTAAATAAAGATTATAGAATATTTAGTGAAAATTTAGTATCCATTATGGACTGGATTAGGGTAGGTTTAAATGGTAATTTGGGAACTCATAAAAATGATGATTACTTAACATTAGTTAGGGAATCTAAAAAATGGCATGATGAATTAGAGGTTGGTTCTGGTATATATAATTATGAAGAGGATGAAGATAATATCATTCTTGATTTTAGGGATGAGGATGGTATGGGATTTTATTGGATAGATTTGCAGACTTCATATTGTAATGATGAACAGAAAAGAATGGGACATTGCGCTTCAACTCGTGGTGATACTTTATTTTCATTGCGTGAAGCAAGAAGAATAAATGATAAATTCACAATAAATAAAAGTCATTTAACAGCAGCCATAGAAGAACAAAGTGAGGGTTTTAAAATATTACAACTAAAAGGTCAGAAGAATTCAAAACCAGCAGAAAAATATCATAAATATATTGCTCAATTACTTATAGACCCAAAAGTTGATATTGTTGGATTTGGTTCTGAATATGATTCAGCTAGTGATTTTAAATTAGCAGATTTAAATGATGATTTATTTAAACTTGTTATGAAACATAATGAAAAATTATTTGGAACTATTGCCCTATATTCTGCATACAAAAAAGGATTGATTAATAAAGAACCACAGGTAATTTTTGATATTTTTATAAAACCTGATGAAATGTATCAATATATTAATTCAGATGACTATGATAGTAGAAGGCGATTAAAAAATGGTAGTTCAGAATATATTAATTATATTGAAAACTTCCTTGAAAATGGGTTGGATTATTTTGATTTTGATAATAATTGGAAAGATTTCACTTATTATTCAAGTAGTGAATTAGAGGATAAAATTGAGGAATATTTGATAAATAACTTTAAAGAGGAAATAAATGATTTAAATGACTCAAATGATGATGATGAATATTTTCAGGATTTAAAATTAGTTGATAAAATTAAAGAATTAGAAATAGATGAACTTACTGATGTTATTAGACAGGCAATGGATCGTGCTTATGAAAGTTCTTACTATGATGATATCAATAAATGTATTGAAAAAGCATTTTCTGATTATGGTGAGGTTTTAAAATTGAATTATGAGGGTGCATTAATAAGAGTTAATATTTTAGATTTTAAAGATGATATTGATTCTGCTAAAGTTTTATCCACAGCAGGAGAGGTTAAAGATGAGTTATATAATTTAGTATATGAAGAAGAAAGGATAAGCAAACCTAGGTTATATCTTGATAGTAATGCATATATTAGTACAAGTGAGTTTGTAGATAATTTTTATGAAATATGTTCAGAAAATAATATACCAATAAAAAAATAAAAAAAAGATATGAGATTATTAAAATCATTAGAGCAATTAATCATTGAATCCAGGGTGGATGACATTTATACCAAATATTATAATGATATTCCAAGGAATATATTTGATAGAATTGTGAAAGCAGATCCCAAAACAAAAGTACAGAATGATAATGTCATTCTTATAGGGAAATATGCCAAAGTATTATTGAACATCTACAAGATTGGCAATATGCCAAATCTTGAGAACTTGGTTGAAGCCACAAGATACTTGAAAATTGTTTATGCAAAAAATTTGAGCATTGATTTGAAGTCTATCAAGCAAATATCAGATTTGTATAATGTTGTAAAAGATTATATTGTATCTATTAATACACCAATAAGAGAAATCTTAAAAGAATTGCCAAAAGATTCATATGAACTTCTTCACAATGGTGAAAAATGGGTTGTATTTAGGCCAAAAACAGAGAAGGCAGCAGCCTGGCTTGGAGTTGGTTCATCCTGGTGTACAACTTGGGGTAAATACAGTTTAGACCCAGCATACAAAAGTAGGGGTAATTTATTTACAACATATAATTATGCTCCAATATATATTATGATTGATAAGAGTGATGAAAAACACAAATACCAATTTCAGTTTAAAAAGAATGAGTTTAGAGATATTAGAGATGGTATGATAAATGTTAAAGGATTTTTTATTAAACATGAAGAATTAAGGGAGTTTTATTTTCCATTATTAGTGAATAAAGAAGGTATTTTTAGTGAGGATGTGCAATTTGACAGAATAGATGCATTATCAGAAAAGTTTGCAGGTAAATTAAATTATATTAGAATTCAAAGATTAATTGAAGCTGGTATAAGCAACAAAATTGCTTTGGCTTTTGCTGAAAATCAAACTTATGACCAAATGACAGAGTATGATGAAGATGATGATGAGAGTATGGCACTTATTACTGATAGTAATATTGATGATATCACATATGATGGGTCAGACATTGATTTTGAACTTAGAACATCATGTTCAAAGATAAGTAAAAACTATCCTTCAATAGGTAATTTAGAAAATCATATTTCATACCTAGAAGGTGAAAAAAGGAATAATAATTTAAGTGAATCAATATATGAGGAAAGATATGATTTTAATGAAACATTAGAAAATTATGTAGATGATTATTTTGAAAAAAATAGTAATTCTATAAAATATATGAATTATAATTTTGCAACATTAGATAAATTTAAAAAATATTTCTTACAACATATAAATAATAAAAAATCAAAATATTTTGATAAAATATTTGACGCACATTCAAACAAAACATATGATGCAACCATATCAAATTATAATGGGGCAATAGAAAGAGATTTAGATGATATAAAAAAATACGCATTTATAACTGAAACAGGATATTATTCAAGGACACAAGTTTTGAGTGTGAATTCTTATGAGTTTATACAATATGTTAATAGGCAAAGACTTACTGAAATAGATGATTTTTGTGAACTATTTGGAAATTATATTAATCATGTTGATATTGTAACTGATGAATGGTATGTTGAATATGATACTGTATATCCATCATATGGAGATATGCACCCAGTTATTGCAGATGTATTAGAAGATTTCATTATGGAAGAATTTGGTGATTTGGATGAGCCAAATCCTGAAAATTTAAAAATTAGAATGAAGTTGTTTGATATACTTGAAAAGTATTATAAGAATAATGATGAATACAATTGGGAATATAGAGATTACCCAAAAGTTTTTGATGGTTCACTTGTGAAGATATATTTAAATCCAGAAATTGATTTTGATGATGCGGATGTTAAAGTAATATTGATTGATAAAAAGACAAAAAATAAATATACTGGAAATATGCCTGTTGATGAATTATATAATAATATGTTTAATTATAAATTAGACCTATTTTTGAATAATAGTGATGCAGAAGAGGTATAAATAAAAAACCCCCTACCGTAATAAAGTAGGGGGTTTTTAGATTTATTTTTCAATAAACATATTTGTTCCATTTACTGGAAATCGTGCAACAGGGTAAGTTTTTTCATCCTCATCTTTCTGTTTAACCTCATAATACCCATCATAGATTTTAACGGTTGGAATTGAGTTGAATTTACAAATGATAGTGCCTTCTGGTTTTGGCCCCTCATAAAGTCTTACAGTTTTTTCTGTTGTGTTGAAAAGTAATGTCTGCATTTTGTTTTGTTTTTAAATGTTTATGTTTGACATATTTGTCTTAATGTAAAGATATGCACTTTTTTAATAAAATCAATATAACAATGGTATTACATTTCCAAAAACCAACTCAAAATTTGAATCAATAGTTACTTCCTCAATGTTTATCACATTTCTATTCTTATTTAAGAAAAACCTATTGAAATCATCAATGGTTGCATCTTTATGTTTTTCACAATAATTCAAATAATATTGAATTACTTCTTTTGGGGTGAACGCCCCAAACTGAAAATCCAAATCTTTCCTATTTAAAGAGTATTTAAATCCAGGCTTTGTTGAACCAACAATTTCATATAATTTATTTTGGGATACAGACAAATATGTTGATGAACCTTTAATTTTAATTAGATTATGCTCTGTATTTGCATATCCCAATATTTCACCAAATGTTTCATACCCAGAAATGAATACATAGCTACCAACATCAATATTTGATATTGGTTTGGCTATGTAATATTCATTATCTTTATATCTAATTAGTATCATCCCACAACATTTAAAAGTTCTTCAGTATGGTGGTCAAACCCCATATCTGATGCAATAGGTTGTTTGTTTAGTAATGCAACAACCTCTGTCAAATTGTATGGTCTAAATTCTGGGTGTCCATCCATCCCCACGTCAATTCTTTTCCCTTTTCCGAACCTTTTATTGGTTGGAAGGTGGCAGTGTCCGTGTAGGTGCATTATGCCCTTATTTAAGCCATTCCAGGATGCTATGGGGTAGTGGCACAATACAAACTTATTACCATCAACTTCAAGTTCAACATAGGAATTAACGCTCATAAACAGCCTCTGTATGTCAGACTTGTTTTTCTCAATGTGGTCGTCATGATTTCCTAATACCAAGTGTATGTTCTTGCATATTAGTTTATCATAGAACTCTTGTATTGAATCAAATCCCCCAAAAGACCAGTCACCCAAGCATATTAATATATCATCTTGATTAACAACTGCATTGATATTATTCACAATTGCAGCATTCATTTTGTCTAATGTTTCAAAATCCCTGGTATTGTCTGTGGGGACTTCATTATTTTTGGTTCTCCAATTTGTTGTACCCCTACATATATTCTTGTGGTTGTAGTGGGGATCACTAAATACCCAGATTTGCCTTTCTTTTTTTAATTTTAATTTCATTTGTTTTGTGTTTTGTGGAGTACAAATATACAAAAAAAAATCAAATAATGATATATTTATAGAAAAAAATAAAATGGAAAAAAAATACAAATTAACAGAATCTGGTTTAAATAAATTAGTAAAAAGAATAATATATGAGCAAGCACTACCACCTAGAGATTTGAGCCCAAATCGTGAGAGGGGTGAATTTGATCCATATGCTGTTAGAGATAGAGGAGATGTTTCACAAGATGCACAAATGACACAAGAAACACAATTAGGTAAAGCATTATTTAAATTAGGTTCTAGTATTGTTGATACAAATTCTAATGAGTTTAGGAGAGCTATGGATTTATTTTCAAATAATAAAGTAAGTAGTGCTATTATCACACCTGGTGTTTCAGCAGTAACATATAGAGGTGAGGACACATATGGTTCTAAAAATATTGCTTTGGGTCAAAATAGAGCCAAGTCTTTTATTGCTGCTTTGAAAAATGCAATACCTAATTTGCAAACACAATTTTCAATACAAGCAACACTTGTTGGTAAGAATAATGTACCTAATAGCCCAGAAGCAAATGCTGAACAATTTGTTAATATAAGATATTCTTCAACAGAAAATATGCAAGTAAAACAACCACCAATAGATAATACTAGTACTTTAAGAAAGCCATATTTGACTGGAGGTGAAATAGATTTTGTACCAATACCAGTAGGAAAAGACTCAGTAAAAGTGTGTTTGCAAATTACTGTTTATAGGCGTAATATAGATAAATTAATGCAAAATATACAATTAATAAAAAGGTTTGGTACAGTAAAAAACATCAAATGTCCTTAAACCAAGAAGGAACATCTCTATTTTTCCAGGTTGCAAATCTTTTTTTATCCCCAATATAATAGTTCCTATATGATTGGACATAATCATCTACTTTATATTGTTCTGGCATTGCAAGTGGGGGTTTGGTGAACCCAATATCTTTAATATTTGGAAGATTATCTAAGCACCAATGAATCACATCTGTTGATTTATGGTGCTTTCCATATCTATGGGTGTATTCTTTTGATAATTCAAGACCCAATTCACATAATGAAAAATAATTACTTAATGATGTTCTACACCAGATGGAACATGGATGGTTCTTATGCGCCAATTTATATGGTACATCAATCTCATCACACATATGATGCACAGAACATAGCAATTGTGCTGTTTCCAATATCATCTTAACCACGTGTTTGTCACAATGATATTGGGCGTTTAGTTGGGGATTTTCATCCAAGAAGAATATGTTCATCTTTTTTTTTTGCAAAGATATAAAAATTTTGGATAGTTTGTAATATTTATAATAAAATCAAAAATTATGAACTCATATTTTTTCAAAATAACAGAAGAAGAGCAAAATGACATTTTAAGAAAGCATAAGGAATTGTATAATGGTTATCTTTCAATGCAACAAAAAAACAATCCAACAAGAATATCAACTTATGATGATATTTCAGATAAACAAGGATTTACTTTAAAGAATTCAGATTTAATAAAAGAAAACACAGGTGGAATGTGTTCTGAATGTGGTGGTGGTATGTATGAAGGTGAATGTATGGAATGTGGTTCAATGAATGAGAACTGGAATACTGAAGACATTGACAATGAAAATAAAATGGATTTTATTGAAATGGATGAAATGTCTTATGATGATGATGATGAAACCATTTATGAATTTGAATATGATGAATATGATGAGATGAGCCCAATGGTGGAATCATTTGTTAGGCAAGCAAAAAAGTTGATTTTATCTGAATCAAGAAAAAATAAAACAGCAAAAATTATTAATGAAAATTATATAAAAAATAATCCTGTTAATGATAAATTAGTTGAAATCAAAAACTTTATGCATAGAATTGCAAAATATTAAAAAATGGAAATTAAAGAACTTACAGCATTTTTTGTTGATAAAGAAACAAACATACTTGATGTCACATTTAGATTGATTGATGATTCTGATGATATTATTAGACAGGATCAAATTGATTATGATTTAGCAGAAGAGTATGGCTATTCAATAGTTCCAAATCACCTATCAATCCCAGATGATGAGTTAATTGATACTGATATTGATGAATTTGAAGATATTGATGTTGATAAAATAGAATTAATAAATTTCTTAACTGAATATTATACAGTTAATCCAAATTTATTACCAAAACCACAAAATTATTAATTATGAAATTTAAGAAACAATTTGGTGAACAAGAAGAAGCACCAGCATCAAATGGTGGGACATCATCATCAAAATGGGAGTCTGGTGTAACAAGAGGCAAAGCAAACCCAATAGATAGCAAGTCAAAATGGGAGTCTGGTGCAACAAGAGGTAAAGCAAACCCAATAGATAGCAAGTCAAAGTGGGAATCTGGTGCAAGTAGGGGCAAGGCTAATCCTTTAAATTAAAAAATAACTATCATGAAAGATATTGATAACAAAATAGATATAATATTAAGACAGAAATTATTGATGGGATATGATCCAAGTTTTAACTTAAAGGAAAATATTCAAAAAGCATCAGAAAGTAAGGAATTGTTAAATGAGGCAGGTTTTTTAATTTGGCCTTTTTTAAAAGCAGCTGGTTATGTTATAGGGGGTTTGACAGCTGCTTATTGGGCAAAACAAGCTATTGATGCTAGAGGTAGAAATAGACCTTTAGATGAACTTTATAGTTATTTTGCAATGTGTGATAGAATTCCAAATATAACAAAGAAAGGTTCTAGTGATATTGCTAGTAGTGTAGCATCCAAATTAAAAAATGCGTATAATCCAACTTCAAGTTTTTCACCTGGCGTTTTTTGGGATACTCTTACAGATCCAGCACAAGGTTTAATTGAAGGTAAAATATTAGAAAGAGTTTATGGGGCTTTAAAAGAATTGAAAACTTTCAATGATTTTTGCCTAACAAAACAAACATATTGGGATGAAAATAACATACAGTTATATACTGTAATGAAAAAAGAACATGTAAAGGCAGAGGAGTTATCCCAAGTAAATCAAATGATTGGTAAGTTATTAGATAACTATACCAAAAAAATGGCAACCAAAGAAGTTCCTTGTATTGTTAATTTAATAAAAAATCAATTTAATAAGAAAGAAACTGACCCCTTCCCAAGTGGAGGTTATAAAATAACAACAAATAACCCTGAAATTCAACAACGTGGTGGAATTGTATTAACATCATTATATCCTGATCCAAGAACTGGTTATAATTGGCATTTTGGTGATAATTCAGTTTATGGGTTTACTAGTTGTGATGCAAATGGTTGTGTTAAATTTACTGATAAAAATGGTAAATCTTATTACACTGGCAAATGCTTTGGGGGTAAAAATGCTGCACCAAAATGTATTAGTAATTTCTTGTATAATAATTATGGTATTCAACCAAATGCACCCCTACCTAGGGAAGGTATCCTTATTAATTCAACACAGAATCCAGAAGTGGAGAAACATGGTGGTATTGTTTTGAAATTATATTACCCTTCCACAACATATGGTACTAACTGGTATTTTAAAGATAGAAGTTCTTATGGAAAGACTGTTTGTGATGATGATGGTTGTATAAAATTTATTAATACTAGTGGTAAAACTTTCTATATTCATTCTTGCTATGAAAAGAATAAAAATAAGAAAAATGAAACAACAATAGGTGGTGGAGGAGCAACTACTGGTGGAGGTGGAGTAACAAGATTTTGTCCAAATGGTTTTCAATTCCCTTCTGATGGTGTTTATAAAAAATGTTCAAAAGGTGAACCTGTTAAAAAGTTACAACAATGTTTAGGTGTTACTGTTGATGGGTTTTTTGGGCCAAACACATTTAATGCACTTCAATCACAAAAAAGGGTTACACAATTTACTGAACAAGATTTGGCTACTTTATGTCAAAGTAATGTTGTTGTGCCACCAGTTGTTACACAACCAGCAAAAAATAAATTTGATTGGTTAGGTGGGGAGGATTTATCTATTGAAAATTTTTAAAAAAAAAAGATATGAAAATTAACTTAAATATTGAAAATTCTGAAAAGAAAAGAATATTATATATGCATAATGCTCTAAAAGAGCAGGCAACAAATAATACTTTTGATCCAACAAAGAGTTTCACACCAAATCACACTCAATCATTAGCTAATCAAATAGTTAATCAAAATCTTTGTGATTTCACTGGATTTAAAGGTTGGAATCCAAACACTAAAGAAATAACAGGAAAACCTAGACCATCAAAACAATTAGGTAGAATTGGCATTTTAGGGCTTAATGAAACTAATAATAATTATGCTGTTGATAGTGCTGTTTTCTTTGATTTGGAGAATATAAATAGTGATGGAACTTTAAACACCTATCTTATTGGTAATAATAATGGGCAAAAATATTTCACAAGTTCACAACCATTTACTTGTTCTGGATTAAGTCAAAAGATTTCTGAAACAATAAAAAAAGTTAATGAATCAGTTGCTAGTTATGGATTTAAAGGTGCTTCACAATTTCCGGTTCAAGAAAGGAGATTTTTAAATTCACCTGAACAATATGAAAAATTAAGTATCACACAAATATTTGAATTCCTATCAAATGAACCAAATTTCAATCCAAAATTATATCCAAGCACACAAGACCAATTTTTCTATAAACCAGCAACTGGGGCAAATGTTGGTGGTATAACACCCCAACAAAAGCAAGTTATTGCAACTTTGGAAAAAAATGGTTGGGTAACTGATGCTAAATTTGACTATACTCAGGAGGCTAATTATGTTAAAACTAATTTAAAGGATTTATATCCAAATATATTTTCATATGATTATATTCTTTTTCAACCAAAGAAAACAGGTAAATCAAAGGAAGATGATTATGGATCACTAAATATTAGTGATGCTTCATATAGACAATGTAATCTTGATTTAGAAAAGTTCACAAATGCTTTATATAGGTATAAGAATGATACAACAGGAATACCACCAAGTTTATTAGGGTTAAAAAATAAAATTCAAGTTTGTTATAATACATATAAAGATAAAAAATTTGGTAAAAATTTGGAAGCATTAGATGTTATTGGTGATTATGCAAATGTTCCTGATTTCTTTAAAATAAAAAGATAAAAAATGATAACTAAAAGAAACATATTAGAATTAATAAGAGAACAGAAAAAATTTGAAAATAAATTTTCTAATTTAACTATAAGAGAATTTAACTCATTTTCAGAAAAGAAAAAACTATATGTGTCAGTTCATTATATAAATGAACTTAATAAGTTAAATAATACAAAAGTATTAAGAGAATTTTTGAATGCTAATACTATGAATAGTATTGGTAGTTTTTTAAACCCTGGAAATCTTGCAAATATGGCATCTTCCACAGTTGGTTCAGGTGTTGGGCAAACAATATTAGAATATTTCTTAAAATTAATTTTAACTAAATATTTGAAAATTCCAGATGGTTGGTTATTAAAAACAATTATTAACTTTTTATTAGATGATCCAGCTTCCTTAGTAAAAGCATTGTCAGGTGATTGTAATGTGTTTACTGAAAAACTTATAGATGCTATTGCTGAAACAGTTATCCTAGGTAAAGCACAAGATAGTATTTTTAAAAATGGTTTTTTTGGAACTTTATTGGGAGGAGTGTTTAGAAATACAATTGCAGAATTTTTACAAAATAATGAAACAAAGAAAATTATGATGAAAGCATTAACCCCTATTATTTGTAAATTCTTATCTACTGCTTGGGGTCAATTAAAGAGTAAATTTTTTGCATAATAATTGAATCATACAGATAGCATCTGTTGATTATAAATCGGATTTTAAAAAAAGAGGAGGTGTTCAAAATTTGGAAAAGGTTGGTGTTTAGCCAACCTTTTCTTTTTTAACCCTTCTTAGACACAATAACCTTATCAATTATACCATAAGCCAAAGACTCATTTGCATCCAACCACAAATCTCTACTAGCATCTGTTTTAACAACCTCTGGGTCTTTTCCACAATATTGACCCAACAAATTAAACAAAATATCATTTGTTTTTTGCCATTCTTTCATTGTTATTTCTGCATCTTGAATATTACCAACTGCACCCCCAGAACTCTGGTGTAACATTGTTTTGGAAAATCTTAATGAAGACCTTTTTCCTTTTGTTCCAGCACCAAGCAATATTGAACCCATTGATGCTGCCATTCCTGTGTTCACTGTGGCTACATCACACTTAATGTAATCCATAACATCAACAATTGATAAACCTGCCTTCACAGAGCCACCAGGGCTATCTATGTGTAATGTTACATCAGATGAATCTGCTGAATCCAAGAACATAAGTTGAGCTTGGATTATGGTGGACATTCTATCTTCAACTGGACCAGCCACCCATATTAACCTATCTCTCATTAATCTTGAGAAGATATCAATTTGTGTTGCCCTCATTTCCCTTTCTTCAAGGATATAAGGTGTCATAGATGCAGATACATTTTTTTCAAAATAATCCAAATGGGATGATGGCTTTCCCAAATGACCCACATAATAAGATTTAAATTCATTCTTCATATTATCCTTTTTTTGAAAATATAATAAAAAACAAATTAATAGGCAAATGATGATTTATAATCTTCCCATATTTTTATGATGGATGAATCATTTGATAGGAATGATGGTGTTTTTGGTGCAAACCTTAAAGGCATTCTTGCCTCATCTGGTGTCTTATCACCCTTCTTTAGGTTGCAAGGTAAACAGCAAGTTATAAGATTTCCCCAAGAGTTCTTACCCCCTCTTGATTTTGGTATTATATGATCAATGGTTAATTCCTTTTTTGAACCACAATATGCACATTCATGGTTATCTCTTTTATATAATCTTTGTCTATTAACCCTTAAATTCTTCATCTTATGTGAAATATATTTAAGAAGTCTAATTATCAATGGTTTTTCATAATTTATTGTTTCTGTTCTTATAAAATCCACATCATTTTTTATAATTTCTGCTTTCCCCTTAATCACCAATATGATTGCTCTTTTAAACGTTGTGATATTTAGGGGGGTATAATCTGAATTTAGAACTAATATTGTTTCCATCTGTTTTTATTAAAAATATAATAAAATAAAAAAAGGGTTGCAAGTATTTTGGCAACCCTTTTTAATTATAAGTTTATGGCTTGAAGCCGTGTGTTCAAATTCATTATCCAATTTCTCTCAAAAAGACATAACATGTTTGATATTTTCATATTGTTTATTGTTATGTTTAATAAATATTTGTTTATAAAAAACTATATAGCAATTTGTTTATAAAAATATAAATAACTTATTATTGGTATATTTATATATAAAATATTTTATGAAAAATAAATTACGTTTAAGTGAAAATAATCTTATTTCATTAATAAAAAGGGTGTTGTTAGAACAAGATGATATGGACACTCCAGAAACTTTAGCACAAAGACAACAACAAACTGCTCCACAACAACAACCAGCAGCATCAACCCAACAACAATCTGCAAACTATTGTCCATATGGTTATCAAAAAGTAAATAGTGGCCCTTATTTCGTATGTTCAGAAAGCGAAAATATCAAACCCTTACAACAGGCATTGAAGGTTAATCCTGATGGTAAATTTGGTACAAACACATTAAGAGCTGTTTTTGCTAAATTTGGAAAAATATCAGTAACTGATGGGGATATTAAAACTATTGCACCTAATGCAAAAACACCTCCTGCTAGTGCTGTGTCTAATGCTCAAGCCACAACCAATCAACAATTATCAACAGCTGGTCTTGTTAGAAAAATAAACCAAGAAACAAAGTCACTTGGATTTGTTAAGGATGCTTACACTCAATGGGGGCAAATATTTTTTAGAAATAAACAAAATCAACCAATTTATAGTACTAACTGTGAATCATTAATGAAAAAACCACGTGAATTTAAAGATTTAAATGCAACTGGGTTTGTTAAATCTATTACTGACACAACAGATTCTAACTTTATATCTAATGTATATAATTATTTTTGTAAAAATACAAATAGAATTAGTGTGACTAATGCAGTTAAAAGTGATTTAATTACTTTGGGAAAAAAGTATAAAGTTAATATCAATGTAGGTAATAGTTTTATTGCTGAAAAATATAATAACACTATACAGATAAAAAATGAAAAGAGTAAAATATTATTTTATACAGAATGTGGTCCAAATTTAGATAAAGGTTATTTTACATTTAAATTTAATATTGGTGATAATAAAACAGAAAATAGGCCAGGTATTCTTATTAACACAAAAACAGCAGTACAAAATCTCTGTACAAAAAAATCATAAAATTATTAAATACATTATACAATATTATATTATATTTAGAAAAAAAAATATGGAACTTACAAAAGAACAATTAGTGTCAAAAATCAATGCTGGTGAAAAAATGGTTGTTGATTTCTACTCCACAACTTGTGGACCATGCAGAATGCTTAAACCTATATTTGAGCAATTGGCCAATAAATTGAAAGAGAATAATTCAGATGTGTCATTATATACATTTAATGTGCAGAATGATGTAAATTATGCAGTTAATGAAGTTGGAGTTAGGGGTGTGCCAACAATAAAAAGTTACTTAAATTCAAAAGAAAATGAAACAATTGTTGGGTTGCCAAGTATTTCTGAATTGGAGGGTTTGGTTAGTGGATTAAAATAAATTTTTATGTATTTATATATAAAATATAAAATATGTTATATATAAACAAAAATGAAAAAAAATACATAAGGTCATTATATTATACTAAGAATATAAATGAGCAAGGTTCTGCTGATTCCCCTAGGTCTTTTATGGATTCTACCCAATATTCTGGGTATAATGAAAAAGAAACAAAAAAATTAATAAACACATATAATAATGTTATCACTAGATATGATGTTAGTACATCAAATGGTATCCATAATTTATTAAATGATGCACAACTTACAGCAGCATTTGCAACTGGTGGTGTTGCAGATAATTATATTGGTTTATTACATTCACTTTATTGGTTTTATGAGGGTTTAAATTTACCTGAAACTAATGAGGAAAAAACCAAAAAATTTATACTTGGTGTTATTGAATTAGTATTGGCTGTGCCAGGTTTTGCTGAATTGACACCAGTTGCAAAATGGAAAGATACTATAGTGAATCAACCACTTGTTCAATCAATAGATAAAGTTAATAGTATATTTACTCCATTTTGGAGAAAAATAGAAGACCATTTTAAAACTATTAATAAATCATTAAATGATATGTTTGTTTTCTTTTCAGAAAGAAATTTTGATTTATTGGCAAATATATGTAAGTTTCTTTTAGATAAATTTGACGCTATAAGTTCTTGGTTTTTAAAAATGGTTGAATATATGAAAACAGTAGGGGGTGGTGTTTTGAAAAAAGCTGAATCTAGTGCAAATGTTTATTTTTCTGGTCAAAACGCTGAAAATTTGAAAAGTGGTGTAGAAACAATCTTAACAAGTCCTAATCCAAAAGTAGAAACTAATCCAAATGTTTATTCCCCATCAAATATACCAATGAATGCACAAGATTCAACAGATCCTGCACAATACCAACCAAAACAGAAACCTACCCAACAAAAAATCACCAAAAGATTTTAATTGTTATTTGAATGATGTTTAAATTTTACTATTATTAAAACAAAAACTAAAAATATGACAGACAACAAGGCAATTTTGATTGGACACTATGGTGGAGATAATACACATAGTTTGGCGGCATGGAGTTCAACTTTCTTAGATTTAGAAATACCAATGCCAGAAAATATTGATGAAAGAGTGGATGCAATTGTTGACTACATTGTGAACAATTCAAAGAAGATTAGGAATGTGGAACAACTATTATTTTATTTGGGACAGGAAGGGCATAATTCACCATTTAGATTTAGTTCCCTACACTTTGTCACCACAACAGAGATAGCCACTCACATTCAATTTTTGAAGCATTCTGTGGCATTATTAGCTGAGAATGCAGAGTCAGCAAGATACAAGGAATTGAAAGAGGATAAATTCTACTTACCAAAAGATTGGCTTGAATTTGGTGATAAGGGTAAATTCTGGTATGATACATTAAATGCTCAAAGTGAGAAGTTAAATAAAATGTATCATAATTGCTTTAAAGATTTGGTTGAGGCAGGGATGTCAAAAGCAAGGGCAAAAGAATCATCTAGGTTCTTCAAGATGTATAATTCACAATTAAATAGCAATAAATTTCTATCATTTGATGGGTTTGTACAGATATATAAGAAAAGATGTTTAGATTCACCATCACAATATGAAATTGGTGATGTTGTTGAACAGATGCTTAATGAGATTAAGCAAATACCTGGGAATCCATTTAAATACTCCTTAAAAGCATTTAACTTATAAAAAAAGGGCTTATAGTGATATAAGCCCTTTTCTATTTTGGTAAATTTGATTATTTACCTTTTTTTGCAACTTTTGGAGTTTCAACAGGTGTTTCAGTAGGTGCTAAAATTGGCGTCTTAGCAATAAAAGACCATATAGCACCAATTAAAGTGGAAAGACCACCAATTATTTCTGTTACAATTGTTTCATCAATAAGACCTTTTGTAACCAAAATACCACCAAAGAATGTAAGTAAATGCCTAACAACTCCTAAGATTTGTTCTTTTGTCATTTTGTTTTTTTTTAAAAAAATGTTTAGATATAACAATATTGTTATATTTATAAATATATAAAAAATTGTAAAAATTTATGAATAGTTTTAATTTATTTAGATTAGATGAGGGTAATAGCAAACGTGTGAAACATAAATATATTACACCAGATGAGTTTCAATTTGTATATGATTGTGTACAAGGTAAATTTAAAGATATAGTACCAAATAATAGTAAAACTAAATTAGAAAATAGAATTATATCATATTTAGAGCCAAATGTTGAGTTAAAATCTATTGATTTTAAAAATTTTAGTGATTGTGATAAAGCAACAGAGCAATTAAAAAAATCAAAAAAATCAAAAAAATCAAATTTAGATAATGAATCAATCCAATTAAATGCTGAATTTTATTGTAGTAGTCTTCCTAAATTTATGAATATATATATTAGTCAAATTTTTACTAATCTATTAAGTGTAGAAAAAAGAGATGATGGTTTGTTTGATGATTTTGTATCACTTCATATTGATATATTTACAAATTTCTTTATAAATAGAGAAAGAAAGATATCAATAAATGAACCTAATTTTTATTCATATAGGAATTTAGTTAATATGTATGATGATTCTTTTTATCTAAATGATAAAACAAGTTTAATGAGTCTTGAAGCAGGTAAGGAAAAAAATTTAATATATAATACATATGTGGATTATCAAATAAATTTTGATTCAGAAGAATTACCTAAAAGTACAAGTTATTCTTACGATTGTACCGAAAAAACAACACCAATTGATAAATTACTTTGTGGATTGACACATAAAAGAGAGACAACTGATGCTTTTAAATTTGAAAAAAGATTTGAACATTCAAATCAATTTATATCATATAAAGGTAATGTTAATTACCAAATAAGCACATTAGCTGATTTGAATGGTGCTTTGTATATTGAAGCAGTAGGTGAAGCAAATAGTGAGAATACAGTAAAAAATAAAGTTTATTTAGCTTATGCTGACACAATTAAAATAATGTTATCAAGTAAAAATATTAAAGAATTTTATAAAAATTGTTATGAACAAAATAATGTTTATAGTAATTGTATTTCTTCAAATAAAGATATTAAAAATAAAATTGAATTAATTTTCAAAAACTCTGTTTTTTTAGAAATTGAAGAACATAATAAAATGACAAAAGGTGATATAATGGTGGATAACCCTGTTTCATTATGTATGGAAGAAAAAAGTGAAGTTTTAGTTAAAGGTGATATTATTGAATTAAAATATTTCAAAATAGATGATATTACAAGTAGTAAAAAGAATAACACACTCCATATTACAAGAATATTAGAACCAAACATTCCAAAAATATTAAAAAACATTAAAGAAAGTGGTTTTCTTAATGATTATGGTTCTGATATAAATTTTTTTAAGAAATTTTTAGAAGAAATAATTGATATAATAATTGAGGCTACTAAAAAAATTGTTGAAGGAGATCTTGAAAAGATAAAAAGGACTTTTGATAATATAAAAGGTTTAATAATTGATGGACCAAAATATATAGAAAAAACAAATGATTGGAAGATTAAAATAGATAGTGGTCAAACTGGTCAACAAGGTAGAGGTGTTGCTATAGTTCTTCAACTACCACCTAATTTTAAAACAAGAGATTTGAGGTATATACAAAGTAGAAATTTATTTTGTTTTGCAAACTAACTATTCTTCTTTGAATTGAATACCTCTGCAAACTTTTCACTAGCAACAAAACCTAATCCAGCAATAGCCAACCAAACAAGGCCTTCAAATACATAATTAGTTATTGTGAAGTCTGAAAACAAATCAACAATTGATGCAAATATGATAGTCATTGCAGCAGAAATACCTATTGATCGTTTGCTTGATATATCACCATTTGCTGTTAATAATGATTTAAAGAATTTTTTCATTTTATAAAATTTGGCGTATTCTATTTATTTCATTTTTAACATCTAAATTATATGTTTCATTTGATAAAATTTTATCACTTTTTCCAGGCATATCATAACTCTTACTTGACATATCTGTACCACCCCTACCTAAAGCATAGGGTTCTTTTGAAGAACTTGTTTTCCCTTTCCCAAGGCTATAAGTCTTTCTTGACATACTAGTATCACCATTTCCTAGTTTATATGTTTTTGATGAGGAGGATGTCCCCCCATATGTGAATTTATATGGTTTCTTTTCTCTAGTACCACCCTTAACTAATTCAACTTTTGTACTAAGTCCCCTTGATATAGTTACACTATAATTATCATCATTTGATTTAATATTTGCAATAATATCATTTTTCCTTGCAACTCTATTTTTTAGTTCAAAGTTATCAGCACATACTTCAATATAATGAGTACTATTATCATAGTATATCTCTGTTAGATAGCAATTTCCTTTTTTAGTGGTTTCACATCTACTAAACTGGCATCTAAACTCTGTGCCAATTGGCTGGTAGGTGTAATTATCTGAAAATTCTTTATTACTTTTTTTACTAAATGAATCAACTAATTTTTCACCAAGTTTTGTTAATTCATTTGGTTCAAATAAATTATATTCCAAAAGAATTGGTATGTTTAATTTTTTATAATATTCTTTAATATTTTTAACATCATTTTTAATTGATTCAGGAACAACTGCTTCTTTATTTGGGTTATACATATTATATGTTTTTTGTGATGAACTTGTACTTCCATCTCCTGCAATATAACTTTTTGATGAGGAAGATGTACTTCCATCATTGCTTAAATTATAAGAATTACTTGATGTGTCTCCTGTAAAAGTAGCTGCTTGTCCTGATAGATATTTTTCTGGATCAACAAATTGGTTTCCAACAAGAACTTCAAAATGCAAATGAGCGCCTGTTGATAGTCCTTTTCCAAAATCATTTGCTGCACCACCACTCAAACCAATCACTTGTCCAGCTTTAACAGTTTGACCTGGTCTAACATCTATCTTTTTTAAATGACAATATCTTGTTGTTATATTGTCAGCATGTGTTATTTCAATCAAACCACCACAATTACCTTGGGTTATTTGGCTAGTTTTAATTGTCCCATCCTGGGGTGCTAATACTTGTGTTCCAGATTGTACACCCAAATCAAGACCTTTGTGTTGCTTATTTTTTCTAACTTCATTATATTTTGAAGTTATAATACTTGGGCTATAGTTCTTGATGGGGGCATAAAGTTTATTTTCATAAATCATAATTTATATATTATATATATAAATATAACAATATCATTAAACTATTTTTATTGGTTTTGCTAATTCACATATTTTTTCATTATATTCATATGTTTCTGTGTTGTTTTTGAATTCTTTATATAAATCTAAATTGGACTCTATGATAATCTTATTATCCTCAATAACTTTTTTTAAGAATGGCACATAATTTGGATCCTCTGCATAAATTCTATTTAAGTAATCAAAATATTCATCTCTTGTCTTTTCTTTTCTTCTAAATAGAAAATCCTGGAACAACTTATAATCCTTAACACTATCTGTCCAGCAATCATAAACAGAATACCCCCTATTCTTTGATAAGGCAACTGTTGGCCTTCTTTCAGGAAATCTCATCCCAAATAGGTTTTTATTCTCAATGAATATTTGGCTTGATAGATAACCACTTTCCAATATTGCTTGTGCTAAAACAATATCAGGATGTTTGATACCATTTTCAATTATCTCAAGATATAAGAATAATAATTTGGCATCCTTATTCTTTAGAACTTTTTGACTGGTTATTTTTATTTCATTAATTTCATTTTTTTGAAATTTGGTATTACTTGTCATTTGTAACAAGTCAACAGTTGATACTGCAACTAGTGCATATATTATTTTTTTCATAATTTTATTTTTTTTTGCAAAGATAATAAAATGTAAGGTAAGATTTTACCCTAGATTGGTTGTATTTTTAATATAAATATTAATAATAAGTAACATTTTGTTTAAAATAAATGGAAGAACCAAATAATATGGTTCTTCCATTGGTGGAGACGCAGGGAATTGAACCCTGGTCTTGCTCGTAATTAAGTAAATAGACTACATGTTTATTCCATAGATTCTGTATGGACACATAAGACAGTTCATATTTTGCCATTTGATCTGCCAACTATGGAGGATTCACTTCTGCTATTTGCATAGACTAACAGGTAGCACCCCAAACTAAAACCTTTGACACAATAAGTAGTATCACACTATGAGGCTTCTGTTCCTAGGTTATATGCCCACCGACCTGGGGTTGTCACAACTACTAAGCTGCAACAACAGCATCTTCACGCACTAAGCCTAAAGTTGCTAAAGTTTCTAAAGTGTTGCCAGTTAAAGGCTTGAACCAGTTGTTAATGAGGTTAATTCAGCCCCAACATGCCTACTCACACAATCCACGCCAATCGATACCTTTCGTCCCCTTTTCTTTGTATAAATACCTCACTTGTTTTGAGAATACAAATATACATCCCTTTTTTTGATTTTCCAAATGTTTTTTTCATTTATTTTAAATAAAATAGTTTGCTTGGGGTATGATAAAGTCAATAATAAGACTTATCTTTACATAAGAGATTAGTTATAGTGATATTAGTTGAATGTGGTATTAAAAATAGTTTTTTTTATATATTTATAATTGAAATTAACTAAACAATGGAAAAAGAACAATTAAAAAGAATACTTCAATTCCTGGAAGATAATCAAGAACATAGAGCACCATTTTTATGGAAATGGGAAAATAATATACCATTAACAAAAAAAGATTTGAATATTAAAGGTAATTTTAGTTTAGAAAGGTCAAAAGTGAAATCATTACCAGAAGGTTTAAAAGTTGGTGGTGATTTGGATTTAAATGGTTCTATTAATATAACCTCACTACCAAAAGACTTAAAAGTTGGTGGTATTTTGTGGTTATTGGGTTGTGATTCAATAACTTCATTACCTGAAGGATTGAAAGTTGGTGGTGCTTTGGATTTAAGATTTACAAAAGTAACATCATTACCAAAAGGTTTGGAAGTTGAATCTTTTTTGGTTATAGGTAATACAAAATTAACAAAATATTCAGATGATGAATTAAGGGAAATGGTTAAACCTGGATTTATAAAAGGAAAAATAATTAGATAATGGAAAAAGAAGTATTAAAAAGAATATTTGAATTCCTTGAAGGAAAAGATAACAAAAGAACACCCCTAACATGGAAATTAATCAATGATTTTGATTCAATAGATGATAAAGATTTATTTTATGATGATAATTTTGATTTATATGGTGCAAGGGTAAAAAGATTACCAGACAATTTTACTGTTAAAGGATATCTTGATTTAAGATTGACAAAAATAAAAACTCTCCCAGATAATTTAACTATTGATGGTGATTTATACCTAACGGCTTTAGAAATAGATTCAATTCCAAAAAATCTAAAAGCACACTCAATGTTTGCAAAATACACAACTCTATCTGAAAAATATTCATACAAAGAAATCAAGGATATGATAAAAGAAAAGGGTGGTGAAATTAAGTTTTTAACAATTTAATCACTTATATTTATACAAAAAAACATGAACAAAGAATTATTAAAAGAAGTGTTATCAATTCCATCATATAGTGACAGGGAATTAAAATTAGTTAATTACATATGTGAATTTCTAAAAAAGAATAATATACCATATGAGGTTGATAAGATGTCCAACATATATTGCACAAAGGGTGAAACAGAAACCTATCCTTGTGTTGTAGCACACACAGATACAGTCCACAACAACACTTATATAGATGTTAGAACTGAACTAAGGGAAAATTCAAAAGGTGTCTTAAAAGAGGCTTATAAGGGTTATAATAAGATTGGGCAACCAACTGGAATTGGGGGTGATGATAAAGCTGGTGTTTTTGCCTGTTTAACTTTATTGACAGAATTACCAGTTTTAAAGGCTGCTTTTTTTGTATCAGAAGAAATTGGGTGTATTGGTTCATTAAAAGCAGATCCAGAATTCTTCAAAAACGTTGGATATGCCATACAGTTTGATGCCCCTTTTGATTGGATGGTGACTGAAATTTCATCTGGTGTTCCTTTATTTAATAGGGATAGTGAGTTCTTCAATAAGATTAACAGTGTATTAGTAGAGAATACAACCCCCAGGTTTGGCTCACATCCTTATACAGATGTATATGCATTAAAGAAGTTATTTGATTTTAGTTGCCTTAACATATCCATTGGTTATTATGATTATCATACACCAGATGAGTATGTTGTTTTAGAAGATGTGGAGAATGGGATTAAAATAGGGAGGGAAATGATTGCAAGTCTAGGTTATGAAAAATATGAAAAGAAACATATACCAGTTATAAGACCATCTTTTAGGGAAAAGAGGTAAAAAAGGAAGGGGGTCAAGCGACCCCCTTTTTAATTATAACATTTTCATCTTCAACCACTAGGTGGTAAGGTTCATTCTCTTTAATGAAACCATTTAAAACCTCATCAGATATTAAATCCTCAATCTTATCCTGGATTGCTCTCTTGATTGGTCTTGCTCCATAAGTGTCATCAAATCCAACTTTGCTAATTAAATCAATAACAGATGAATCAAAGGAAACAATGTAATTAGATTCTATTAATCTTGTAATTAGTTTGTTAAGTTCAATTTCAGTTATCTTTTTAACATTCTCATCATTCAATGTGTTAAATACAATGGTATCATCAATACGGTTCAAGAATTCAGGTGAGAAGAACTTTTTCAATTCTTTCATTAGCATTTCTTTTTTAGCAACTTCATTGCCATATTTGGATGATGTGAAACTAATTCCAGTTCCAAAGTCTTGGAATTTTTTGATACCCAAGTTTGTTGTTAAAATGATGATTGTGTTTTTGAAATTGACAGTTTTACCTAGACTATCAGTTAAATGACCTTCATCTAATATCTGCAATAACAAGTTAAATACATCCTTATGGGCTTTTTCAATCTCATCAAACAAGATAATTGAATATGGGTTATTCTTAACTTTTTCAGTCAATTGACCACCCTCATCATGACCAACATAGCCTGGAGGCGAACCAATCAATCTTGATATGGTGTGTTTTTCCTGGTATTCACTCATATCAACCCTAATCAATGATTTCTCATTTCCAAATAATTGTTTGGCTAATTGTTTTGCTAAATGTGTTTTACCAACTCCTGTGGATCCTAAAAATATGAAACTACCAACTGGTCTATTTGGGTCTTTAATGTTAAGTCTATTTCTTTTAATTGATCTTGTAATAGATTCAACAGCAGCGTCTTGACCAATAAGATTTTCCTTAATCTTTTTATCTAAATTTATTAGTTTTTGCTTTTCATCAATATTCATTTGTTCCAAAGGAATATTTGTCATAATTGAAACAACAGAATAGACATCTTCAATATCTATCTTTCGCTTATTCTTTAACTTATCCTCTTCAAACTTTTTTGTTTCAGATTCAAGTTTTGTTAATAACTTTAACTCTTTATCCCTAATTTCAGCAGCCAATTCATATTCTTGGTTTATAACAACTCTTGTTTTTTCCTGTTTTAAGTCATTAATCTTTTCTTTTAATTTTACAATTGATTCAGGTATTTTAACCTCAACTTGTAGTTTTGCCCCAACTTCATCAATAACATCAAAAGCCTTATCAGGAAATGCTCTATCATTAATATATCTATCTGCCATCTTGACACATAAATCAATAACCTCATCACTATATGATGCCTTGTGGAAGGATTCATACTTATCAATAGATTGTTTAACAATTTTAATTGTTTCACTTATTGAAGGTTGTTCAAGTTTGATTTTTTGAAATCTCCTTGCTAATGCCCCATCTTTCTCTATTGATTTTTTAAATTCATCAAATGTGGTTGCACCAATGCATTGAATATCCCCAGATGCTAATGCTGGCTTGAATATATTTGCACCATCCATAGCATTAGATGAGTTTCCAGACCCAATTAATGTATGTATTTCATCAATGAATACAACAACATTTGGATTTGCAATCAATTCATCAAGAATTACTTTCATTCTTTCCTCAAACTGACCCCTATATTTAGTTCCAGCAACAACAGAGGTTAAATCTAAATTTACAATTCTTTTGTTTAATAGATTTTGTGGACCCTCACCTTTTGAAATCATCAATGCAACACCTTCAATTAAGTTTGTTTTACCACACCCAGCATCACCAAGGATTAATGGATTGTTCTTTTTTCGTCTTGATAAGATTTGAGCCAATCTCTTAACCTCTTTCTCCCTACCAATTGACATATCCAATTTTCCCATCTCAGCCAATTTGGATAAGTCCCTACTAAAATTGTCCAATACTGGAGTTTTTGAACCAGAGGTGTTTTTCTTGCCTCTTGTTGTTTTTTCATCATCAAAATAGTCAACATTCATATCTTATGTTTTTTTATAAATATCATACAAATTTTGGACTAATCCAATAGTTTTGACAAATTGTCAGTAAAATAATGATTCATATGACAATATGTCATCTAACAATGCTTATAACTGACAAAATGTCATATGAAAATAAGTTGGTATTAAATTTGACTTTCTCATAAAAAAAATAAACATTTATAAAAAAAACAAAATTATGAAAGAGAGAGATTTTTTAGCAGAGTTATTATTTGGTTCTTCAAGCCCATTTGTGTTTACATCACATTCAACTTACAACCCTTTTAGTTCATCAGACCAAAACATTTCATCACAATCAACCCAAAGTCGTAGTATTTTTAATGATGAATATGATATTGAATCAACCAAGGATGGTGCTTATATATCCTTTGAAGTTCCAGGCTACACAAAAGACAATTTGGAAATTGTTTTGGAGAACAAGGAAATAAAGATAACCGGAAAAAGGGTATTTAACAAGAAGGGTGAAACTAAAACAATAAGACACAATTTCAAATTGAATAATTACCAAATAAATGAGGGTAATATTGAAGCAACAGTTTCAAATGGTATTTTGACATTATTCTTGCCAAATTATGTTGAAACAGGAAAGAAAACAATAAGCATTTCATAAACATAATATATTTATATTAAAAAACTATGAAAACTATTATCCCCCTCCTTATTCTATCCTTGATATTATCTTGTGATAATGAAGTATTTACCTTGCAACAAGTTACATCAAACAGGAATATAAATGCAGTTGAATTATCAATTGATTCTACAACAAAATATTCTAGTATAAATGAAGATTGGTTTTCAATTGCATCAAGTTCTACATATGTAGTTTCTACTAAATTTTATCATAATGATAGTTTAGGTAATATTACTAATTTGACAAATATGGTTATAGATAGTAATTACTTTGTCAAATATGAGTTATACCCATTATCCAAAAGCAGGATAACTATCCTGGATAAGACTAAAGTGGGGGGTAATATAGGTTTATTATTTAGTATAAAAACATCAACTCCTGAATTTGGGGTATTAGATGTGAAGTTACATAACAAAAAATGTGATACTATTTTCCATTACAAATATCCTTTTATTGTTTCCACACCTTAATTTAGGTTAATCATTTTTGTTAAGCCTCCAAAATATTTTAGATATTTCTGGAGGCTTTTTTCATTTTATATATTTATATATAAAAATACTATGGCAATAACAAAAGAAATTATAAGTGGCAAAAAAATCATCAATGAGGTCAAATCTAGCAATGTTAAAAAAACTGAATATGATTTGGAAACAAAAAAGTTATTGGTTGAATTTAATAATGGAATAAAATATGAATATGATGATGTTCCACACAAAATTTACACCCAATTTAGGATGGCTGAATCTCAAGGGAAATTCTTTAGTACAACTATTGCTAAAACTTACAAATATGTAAAAAAATAACTATGGAGAATAATATAATAAAAAGTTTTATAGTTAAAGATACATTGAACCCAAAAGTTTGGGACAGTCCCAATAATGTAAAGAAGGCAAAGATGAAGCCTGAAATTAAAAAAGGGTTATTGGATATTGCAAAAGAGTTTATTGAATTTTTGGATGAGGATGTTTTTGTTGAAGATATAATATTAACTGGGTCATTATCCAATTATAACTGGTCAGAATATTCTGATTTTGATTTGCATATAATTATTGATTTGGATCAATTTGAGGATGAAGGTGAAGTTTATTTAAAATTATTTTCAGCAAAGAAATTAATTTTTAATGATAAGCATAATTTAACAATCAAAGGTTATGATGTTGAAGTATATCCACAAGATGAAAAAGAAGAACATACAGCAGAAGGTCAATACTCATTAATGAATGAGGAGTGGATAGTTGTTCCCAAAAAAGAAAAACCCCCAGTTAATAAAACAAAATTAAAATTAAAAATAAACCATTGGGTTGAATTTGTTAAGAAAACATTAAAAGATGCAGATGAGGCATCATTAAAAGTTTCAAAAACAAAAATAAAAAAATTAACAGATAAATTAAGAAAGTTTAGGAAAGGTGGCTTGGAGAAGGGGGGTGAATTTTCAAATGAAAACTTGGTTTATAAGTATTTAAGGCGTAGTGGGTTATTAGACAAGGTATTTAATTATCAATATAATAAAAGAACCAAAGAATTATCTATTGAAAATGAAATTTATTAAATTTTATTTTTACTATATTAATATTTGACATAATAGATATATTTATATATAAATAAAATAAAAATGGCAGTAATTAGTGCAAACACGTTTTATGAATATACCAAAGGTATGTTGGGGTTTTTCAGTGGTGATCCATTGACTGGGACAACACAAGTACCTCATCCACAGGCTGTTATTGTAAACACAACAGGGGGGACTGATACAGTTATTGAAATGTCAGCAGTTAAATTAGGTGGAATAAATGGCTTAAATAATTAAAAAATATAAAAAAATGAGTAAATTAAAACCAATAGGCAGTGAAAAGCTACAAGGTAGTGCAAAACTAAATAGAATGTTAGAAATTGCTATGTATAAAGAAGTTGATAAAGCTAATATAAATGAAACTTCTTCAAAGGAATATGACATACAATTAACAGATGGTAATGTATATGCTATTGTTAAAGAGAAAGTTGGTTATGTTATTAAAAAGGGATTAAATGAATCCACATTAGATTATATAGACCCAATAAGAAACAGAAAATATTACAGATCTTATTCTCAAGCATTTAAGAAATTAAATCTAATAACAAAGGAATTAAATGAACTATATGATAATCCAAATGGTATATCATTATTTGGTGAGCAAAAGAAATACACATTAAAAACACCAAAACCTGCACAACCTGATAATGAAATGGGTGATATGCCTGCTCCACCACCAGAACCACCAGCTGTTCCAAATCCAGAGTTACCCCCATCTCCATTGGAAGGTGGTGAAGGGCAAATGCCTGATATGGGTGAACCAGGTATGGAAGGTGAAATGCCACCACCTGCTGAACCAGGAATGGATGATATGGGTGATGAAATGCCAGATATGGATATGGAGGATGAACCTATGGAACCAAAACAAGGCAAAGGTGATGAGGAAGTTACCTTTAAAACTATCCAAAAATTAACAGGAAGATTAACACAAAAGATTAGGACACTTGAAAATGAAGAAGGTTTAACATCTGAAGAAATTAAATATGTCATTAATATGGTCATATCATCTTTAAATATTGACATTCTTGATGAAGAAGATGTTGATGACATTCTTTCAAAATTTGAAGGAGGTGGAGAAGAGGGCAATATGGAAGAAATGCCTGATATGGAAGGAATGGATGGTGAAATGCCTAACATGGATGGTGAAATGCCTGATATGGAAGGAATGGATGGTGAAATGCCAGATATGCAAGGGATTGATGGTATGGGAGGTGAAATGCCAGATATGGGTGCTATGCCTCAAGGTGGTGAAGAATATGCACCAAAAAAGAGATATTCAGAATCAAAAGTGGATAGAATTATTTCAAACTATTTTGAATTAAGCCCACAAGAAAAAGTGTTGTCAGAGCAGAAGAAAAGAAAAATAGAAAAATCATTAAATGAAAATTTAAAATCAATTAAAATTTTATCTGAAACAGAGAAACAATATTCTGCTGCAAACAATTTCTTAAATAAGTTTAAGAGATTCAAAGTTATGGGTAAGACTAACTTGGGTAATATTATGTTGAAGTTAAATGAAAACACTGTAAAAATAACAAAAAAAGGAGAAATCATAAAATGAATAGATTAATTTTCATAAATTCTTTGGGTATCAATTATAAAGGTGATTATATATATGAGTTTATCTTTTCATCCTCTGATTCAGTTTGGGGGGAGAGTTGGGAAGCAAAACCTGCCAATGGTTATCCAAAACCGCCAGAATTAAAATATATAACAAAAGTTGGACAATTAACAACAGAAGATGTATCATTGTATTTAATACAAAACTCTGATTATTTCTCTATGATTGATTCTGTTGATGGTGTTATAGCATTAGGCTGGGAAGTTAATGAAGATGCAAAAAATAGATTGGTATTTAAGTTTGGTGAAACTGAACAAGAAATAAAAAATAAACTGTATGAAAGAGATTTAATCTTAGAATTTGAAAAAACCATAGTATATGAAAATTAATAAAAAAGTATTAACCTTATTGGAGGAGGGTTTTTCTATAAACGCTTTAAAAGGTATGAGTGATAATAATATAAATTATTTATACTCAAAGTTATTAGGTGAACAATCAACCACAACAAAAGGAAGCATCTCAACTAAAAATGAACCAAAGGCTATGCAATTAGCGGCTAAAGGTTATAATGTTAGATTAGAGAAAAGAGAGATGGGTGAGGCTAAAAAGTCTAAATCCAATCCTTGGGCTATTTGCACAGCACAATTAAAGAAAGAATTTGGTACTTCTGAAAGAAGTGAGTGGACAAAAGCACAAAAAAACAAATATGAAAGATGTGTTATGGATGTTAAGGGTAATTCAAAAAAAGATATGAAGGAATCAAATATGATTGATTCTTTTATTGAAGACCAAATGAATAAAATGGTTGAATCAAAATTAAGACCACAAGTTACAAAGAGAGGTTTGTTAAATCATTTAAAAGAACAAGCCCCTGACACAAAACCAGTTGTAAAACCAGCAAATCCAAAAATAAAACCATCAAGGAGAGATAACCCATTCCAAAACCCAAATCCAAAAATAAACCCTATGCCAAAGGCTGATACAACAACAAAACCAGTTGTAAAACCAGCAAATCCAAAAATAAAACCATCAAGGAGAGATAACCCATTCCAAAACCCACGCCCAGGTGTAAAAACTGTTCCAAAAGCAATAGGACCAAATAAAGCAAAAGATGCTATTATTGATAACATTATGCAATTAATAAATTTCAAAGGATAATGAAGAACATAGACAAACTAATCAACAAAAAATTAAGAGAACAGTTAGAATACACTGGTCCTGAACGTATGGATCCTAGATTGGAGAAAAAACTTGCAGACCCAAATTCTATGTTTGGACAAAACCCTGCCTTAAAGAGGGGTTCAGCAGATGTTCAAAAACTATATAGCCGTTCATTTAATGATGTATTAAATAGAGTTAGAAAGATTGCAGGTAAAGAAACATTAACTGCAAATGAATTAGTTTCAATTGTAACATCAAGAGTATATCAGAATGCTTCTGCAATTCAACAATTAGAATCTAGGTATAGTGATGAATTAGTTGAATTAGCAATTAGTGAAACATTAAATGAAATGGAAGTTAGTGATGATGAGTTCATCATTAATGCTAGTTTAGGGATGCCAGGCAATGATGTTGTTGGTAAAATGAGAAAAGAAAAAGATAAAATTAAACAAGAATTATCCCCAGAAGAAGAAGAAGAATTATCAAATGAAGTTTTCAAAAGGGATATCATTAATGCTATCATTGGTGGGGTTGCAAGGAAAACTCATTATATATATGAGAAGCCAGAGGTTAAATCTCAATTAGATGCAATTGACCCAAAATTATACCAACTATACTCAACAACAATCCCTTTAGTTGATGCATTATATTTCTTGAATGAATCAATGATGGATATGGCAGCAAAAGGTGGTGGAGTTTCTGCAGCTGTTGATGTTGATGATGAAGAGGATCCAGAAACTGGTGAAACAAAGACTGTAATCAATGCCACAGCATTTATGTTTCCAATATTATGTCATGAAATTGCAAAAGGAATTGAAGAAGCATTAGCAAGACATGGTTATTCTAGTGATGATAATATGGCTAATATGACATTAGGTCAAGCAGATACATTAAAATCAGAAACAGAAGGTTTAAGAATTGGTCCAGCCATTTTGGAAAAAATAAGGAATATTTTACCTGCTGAATTATTTGATAAATCAGATATTGGTTTGATTAGATTTTTCTTTGTTGAGTTATATAAAATACCAGCAGATGAATTTATTAATTTGATGAAATATGTAATATCAGATACACCATCTGATCAAGATTATGCTAAAAGAGAATTTGATGAATTAATTTCACAAGCTAGAGTTAGTAAAGAGAGATATCTTGATTACCTACAAAGCCAGTATATGGATGATATGGATGATGAAGATGCTTATGATGATGATGAATTTGCATCTAATCAAGCACCAGATGATTATACTGGTGGTAAGCAAACAAATTTTGACCCCTCAGATTTTGAGGACATATCACTTGATGAATTATTGAAAGATTTAAACATTAGAAGAAACTAATAAAATAATATTTAAAACCCCAATCTTTAATTAGGTTGGGGTTTTTTTGTTTTATGTGTATTTATATAAAAAAAAGAATATGACAAGAGATCAAGTATTGATTGAATCTGCCAAATGCATAAAGAGCACACCATACTGTTTAAAGACATATTTGCAGACATATGACAATACAGCAAAAAGATATGTACCATTAGATTTATTTCCTGACCAAATTAAGTTGATTGAGGATTTTGATTTATATAATGAAAATATTGCATTAAAGTATAGACAGGCTGGTGTATCAACTGTGACAGCAGCCTGGATATCAAAAAGGTTGGCATTTGCAAATAGGAATAAACCTGAAAAGATATTGATTATTGCAAATAAGTTGGATACAGCTGTGGAAATGGCAAATAAGGTTAGACATTTTATTGAGCAATGGCCAAATTGGGTTGGAATTGGTTTTTCATCTGAAAAGAATTCTGCAAGACATTTTAAATTAAACAATGATTGTGAGGTTAAGGCTGTGGCAACATCAAAGGATGCATTGAGGGGTTATACCCCAACCACATTAATATTTGATGAGGCTGCTTATATTGATGCTGACCCTGATTTTTGGGCTGCATCTATGGCATCTTTGAGTACTGGTGGTAAAGTTGTAGTAATATCAACACCCAATGGATATGACCCAATATATTATGAAATATATGACCAAGCGTTACGTAATATGAATGAGTTCAAGATTACAGAAATGGTTTGGTATAGGGATCCAAGATACACAAAAGATTTGTATATGGTGAAGACAAAGGATATGATTCACTATCTATTAAATAAGGAGGAGTATAGCAAAGATGATTTAATTGATTTATCACATGAAAATTCTTATGAGAGAGACCATCAGAAAGTTATTGAATATATTGAAGAAGGTTATAAACCATGCTCATCTTGGTATGAGGGTATGGTTAAAAAACTTAAATATGATAAGAGAAAGGTGTCACAAGAGATTGAAAGTAATTTCTTGGGGTCTGGGGATAATGTGTTTGATTCTGAATTATTATCAAATATTTTAAAAAACCAACTAACAAATCCCATATCAAAATTGATGGGGAATAGTTTATGGATGTTTAAAGAGCCAGAAAATGGTCATAGATATGTTGCAGGTGTGGATGTGTCTAGGGGGGATTCAGAAGATTTTTCAACCATCCAGATTATTGATTTTGATACGCAAGAACAAGTTTTGGAATATGTTGGCAAAATACCACCAGATATATTGGCAGAAGTTGTTTTTAAATGGTGTTCATTATATAAGGCATTTGTTGTTGTTGATTTAACTGGTGGGATGGGTGTTGCAACATCAAGAAAATTGCAAGAAATGAATTATCCAAGTTTGTATTATGATAATATTGATAATAACAATAAATGGAAATATGATTCAAAAATGGCAGATAAAATCCCAGGAATAAATTTCAATAATAAAAGGGTGCAGATGATTGCGTCTTTTGAGGAAGCATTGAGGCATGAGTTTAAAATATATTCAAATAGACTATACAATGAGATGAATACGTTTATATATATAAATGGAAGACCTGATCATCAAAAGGGACATCATGATGATTGTATTATGGCAATTGCTATGGCTACATATGTTGCAGAAAAATCATTCCAGGTTTTGGAAAAAGTGACAAACCATACAAAGGCTATGATTAACTCTTGGAGTTCATTCAAGAACATATATACAGAACAATCTATGTTCTTTAATCCTATGATATCAAGTTCAACAGATAATAATGTATCAAATAAACCAAATGTCAATGATTATCAAAAATATGGTTGGCTATTTGGTGTAAAATAAAATATAAAAAATATTATGAGCAATAATGAAAATCTAACAGTATGGCAAAGGTTATCAGCAACTTTTGGGCCAAATTCCCTTTTAAATCAAGATATACCCACATATAAGTTTGATAAGAAAGAACTATTAAGAACTCAAAATAAAGTTGAATTTGAAAGAGAAAAACTACAAGCACAGCAATCTTTTTATCTATCAAACCAATGGGCAAAAATTGATAACCACTTATATACCCAAGCAGTTTATTATGAACCAACAAGATTGGCATCAGTCTATGATTTCGAAAGTATGGAGTACACTCCAGAAATTGGGGCAGCATTAGATATATATGCAGAAGAATCAACAACTTCAAATGAAGATGGACATATGTTGCAAATATATTCAGAATCAAAAAGAATAAAATCTGTATTAACAGATTTATTTAATAATGTTTTGGATATAAATACATCATTACCAATGTGGACTAGGAACACATGTAAGTTTGGTGATAATTTTGTCTTTTTAAAGTTGGATCCAGAAAAAGGTATTGTTGGATGCAATCAATTACCAAATATTGAAATTGAAAGATTAGAACCAGGTAGTGCAGAAAAGGCATCAGGCTATGGAGAACTATCATCAGAAAATGATTCCCTTAAATTTAAATGGAAAAATAAACAGATGGAATTCCAACCTTGGGAAATTGCACACTTTAGAATATTGGGGGATGATAGAAAATTACCATATGGAACATCCTTATTGGAAAAAGCAAGACGTATCTGGAAGCAACTTTTATTATCAGAAGATGCAATGTTAATATACAGAACATCAAGAGCGCCAGAAAGAAGGGTGTTTAAAGTGTTTGTTGGAAATATGGATGATAATGATGTTGAAGCGTACGTACAACGTGTTGCAAATAAATTCAAGAGAGAACAGATTGTTGATAGCAAAACTGGTAATGTTGATATGAGATATAATCAAATGGCTGTTGACCAAGATTATTTTGTTCCAGTTAGGGATCCAGGTCAAGCAAGTCCAATTGAAACTTTAGCAGGTGCTTGTATATCATTAGACACTAGAATACCCTTATTAGATGGTAGAGTTTTAGAATTGAGTAAATTAATTGAAGAATGGGATAATGGTAATAGAAATTTATGGGCTTATTCTTGTGACCCCCATACTGGTGATTTAGCTCCAGGTTTAATAACTTGGGCAGGTGTTACAAGAAAAGACACTAATGTTTTAAAAATAACATTAGATAATGGTGAAGAAGTTATTACAACACCTGATCATAAATTTGTTCATAGGACAAATGGGTTTGTGGAGGCACAAAATTTAAAGGTGGGAGATTCATTAATGCCTTTTTATTCAAAAGAATCACAAATAAATAAATCAAAGTCAAAATATCATCAAGTTTGGAATAATAAAACAAAAAAATGGAATTTTACACATAGAATGGTTGCAAACTTTATGAAAGATTTAAATCAACATGTTGAGTTTGTTTATAATGATAATTTTATTTTAGAGGATAAGAAAACAATACATCATTTAGATATTAATAGATACAATAACACACCTAGTAATTTGGTATTTATGAATAATAGAGATCATTATGGATATCATTCACATAATATAAATATTGAACATTGCAAATTAGGTGGTCAAGCATTAAAGAATAAGTTAATAGAAAACCCTAAATTAAAGGAAGAATTGGCTATAAGAGCATCTATTAATAGTAAAAAGATATGGAGTAAAAGAAGTATAGAAGATATTGAAATAATATCAGAAAAACAATCAAATGGTTTGAAGAAATATATACAAAATCTTACAGAAGATGAGAAAAAAGATAGGTTTTCTAAAAATATACATACTCCTCAAGCAAAATCTAAAACTATAAGTAGTTTATTATCTTGGTGTAAAGATATTGATAATTTAAAGAAAAAAGGCGCATTAATAAGTGCAACAAAGCAACTTTATGAAAATAAATTAAAATCATCTCAATTAGCAAAGAAAAATTGGGAATCACCATATTATAGGGATAAAGTTTTTTCAAAACCCCAGAAATTAATTTTTAATGATTTATTGTTTAATATTTTTGTTGAAAAAACAAAACAATACAATAAAGTTAATGAAATTATAACATCATTAAATAATGATGAAAATTTTATGACAGAGTTTAGTAATTTGAATAACGGTATTAGAAGTAGTCTTGTTAATTTAACTGTTTTCACACATAATAATTTAAACAAACTATTAAATGCATTTGGTTATACTAATTGGAAATCTTGGAAGGGGCACAAATATAATAATCATAAGATAGTATCAATTGAAATTATGGAAGAAAGAATGGATACTGGCACAATAACAATTGATGGTAATGAAATGTATCATAATTATCATACATTTGCAATTGAATCTGGTATTTTTATTAAAAACTCAAATCTTGGAGAAATAGCAGATATTGAATATATTCAAAAGAAATTGGTTACAGCATTAAGAATACCAAAAACATTCTTGGGTTTTGAAGATGTGGTTGGTGATGGT